AGCATTGTGATCGTGTTGTTTAAAAGTAGCTTGAAACATTTTATCAAAAGCATCTTTTGCTGTAACTTCTGTGCCTGCATTAAATAAAGCAGCACCTAATATTTGATCTGCATCAAATCCTTTTTTTGTACCATCAAAAGCGTTTACTAATTTAAAATAGGTATCATTTGTCTCATGAAGTCTTTCAGACAAAGATTTTATAGCATTACCAGCTATATTTCTTTTTTGTTCATCGGTAGAACCTTTTTGCAAAGCAATATAATTAGCCATTTCAGCAGTTTGAGGCAAGTCAGCATTTCTAGCTACATTTTCGGCTAGAGCCATATCTTGATCCATAGCAGCTAATATTCTTCTTATTTGTTCTGCTCTAGCTCTACCTGCTTCACCTGTGCCTATAGTTCTGTTTTGTAGTTCCGTTAAAAATCTTCTGTATTGTGCCGCCTCAAATAAATTTAAGTTATCTTTTGTTAATAGTTGATCTGCATTTGCTATAGGAATCATACTTGCAATTGCATCTTTCATTTCTTTAGTTAAATTTTTTGTCTCCGTTTGACCTCTTAAAAATGCTCCAAATTGACTTGTATCTTCACCCAATACTTCTTTGCTAATACTAGCAAGTTCTTTTCTAAAATTAGTTGTTGGTATAAAAGAAGGACTGCCTAAGGCATTATTTTTAATTAGTAATTGTTTATATAAAACATCTATAACATCTTTATTATTTTTATAATTTTCAGCCATTTTGAACATTGTCTCAGCACCAATCGCACCTTGTGCTGTAAGAGCTACAGCAGTTGTGTTTGGCTCTAGTCCAGAAGATACTCTTAATACATTAGGAAATAAAACATCACGAACAGTACCTCTTAATTTTTCCGTACCTTTACCTCCAATAAGTGGTGTTACACCAAATATTTGAAAAAAGTTTCTAGATAAAAATCCTCCTATACCATCACTTGCAAGTGCAGTAGGAGATAATGGAGTGCCTTCCTCAAAAGCTTTTCTTGCTAAATTCATAGACTCCTCAGAGTTTAAACCTAACAAAGTTTTTTTACCTGCCTTAAATCCTTTAGCAGCAAGTATGCCTATGCCAGTTCCTACAGCTCCAAACAGTAAAGAGTTTTTCATAGCTAATGCACTGTGCATAGCTAATCTTCCAGCAAAAGGTAAATCATCTATTTCATCTGTTGTGAGTTCCCCCAAGTCCATAGATAAGTTAGATCCTAAATTTTGTTTAAATTTTACTAAATCATAAATTGCAGAACCTGTACCAGCACCCACAGCACCATATACTAAAGATTTAGCTTCTGTTCTAGCACCAGTTCTCATTAAACTTTTTGTTGCGTCACCTGATCTTACTGCATCTATTTCACCTCTGGCTATCTTGGTCCCTGCTTTAAGAGCCTTTTCTAAAAAACCTATAGTACCTGCTAAAGCCCTACCAGGTGCACTACCTTTCAACACTGCTTTACCTATTTGTACTGTTTTTCTGTTTTTACCTTCACCTATTTGTTTACTTAAATTTTTTAAAGTATCTGTAAATTTAGCAGTTTGATTAGCAAAAGCTCCTGCTCTAAAAGATTCTTTACCTATTGGCTTTGTGTATTTCTCATTACCTACTCCTTTTACAATATCTTTAACCAATGCTCTTCTATTAGTAAGATAAGGTGCAAAAGATCCTATAACATCTCCAACTAATTCAAATGATGCTCTTTCCGATAAGACTTCACCAAAAGGAGTTTGTAAACCACTAACCTTACTAGCTTCTTGTGCTTGTTGTAAGATACCTGCCTCACCAACATCTCTATCTGCGATCATACTAGACACACCACCTGGTGGTGCTTTTATATCTCCTCTTCTTATTAACTCTTGCAAAGCACTTTGTTGCTCAGCATCCATAGTTCTTGGGTCAAGTTCTCCAGAATCAATCTGACTTTGTAACATTTCTAATTGTTCTTGATCCATTATTGACCTAATACTTTATTAATTAAATTATTTAATGATTCATTTTGATTTGAAGAGTCTAATTTTTGCTTTTCTTTTGCCTGTAATCCAGCTTTATATTCAGCAATAATTGTAGCATAGTCGTGTTTCATAAGTTGTCTTTGATTACCACCATTTTCAATATATTTAGCAGCTAAATCATTATATTTTAAGTTTAATTCTTTTTGAATAGCTCTATAGTTTGCATCTACTTTTTCAGATGGCATTAAAAATCTTATAATAGCAGTATTTTGTGCAGCATCATTAACGTCTGCAACTGTCAATCTATCTTCTCCTTTGTTTGCGTTCGCAACAATATATTTCATTCTGTTTTCAATCAATCTTAATAGGGCTAAATCATCTATAAGTTTTTGTCTTTGTTTTTCTGTTTTAGCATTTTTAATTAATGTTTTAGCTTCACCAGATATATATTTACTATTTTCTTTATTTTTTCTTATGTCTGCTATTGCTATTTCTGTTTCTTCTCTATCTTTATTGAACTCCTTCATAAGCTTGTTATAAGCTTTATTATCTGCTCTAGTTCTTTCACCAGTTCCTAGTTGTGTAGATGAAAACAACATATCTTGTATACCAGTATCAAAGTCTGCTGCTGATCTTGGTAAATTACCTCCGGCTGTAGGACTCCAATCTCTGTATAAACTTCCTAAATCAGTCAATAATTGACTCACAGCACCAGGAGAACCTTTTGCTACTTTTTCCATGTCTAGAACAGCTTTTGAAAAACGTAATCCTTGGTTCATAGCAATAAGACTTGTTAAGTCTTTATTAAGTCGAGCTGTATCTAACTTTTTACCTAAAGATAATCCTTGAGCTTCATCAGGACCTATCGGTACTATAATTTCATTATTATTTTCATCAAATTCAAACTTTACTCTTTTGCCTTCTTCTGTAAAACCAATTCTAATTTTTTTTCTTTTAAACAAAGCGTTTTCGTCATCAACAACAAAAAATTCTTGATCTTTTCTAGGTGCAGCTAAGCTTTCATTTTTAGCGTCTTCTATCTCTTGCATATATTTCATTTTTTCTAAATACAGTTGATACAGAGCTACTCTATTATTAAATAACTGCTGGTCATCAGCCACTTTATCATCCATAATTTGTCTTTCATTTTGTATGATTTGTGACAATCTGCCTTGCTCTAATCCAGATAAATATCTTTGTGCATCTTGTTCGTAAGCCATAAAAGCATTAGCGATTTGCATTTCTTCTGCTCTATTTTGAGCATGTATAGCGGCTAAGTCGTCAGCATAAACCATACCAGCTTGACCTGCTATATCTAAAAATCCAGATAACCCTTTTTCATTTGATCTACCTGTCATCATAGCCATAGCCCATTTAAACATTGCTAAGTTAGCAGACTCTTCATTGTTGTCGCCAGTAATTTCTGCAAACCTTTTTCTATATTGATCGTAGCTTTGTACTTTACCTTCTTCTGTTTCAATAAATCTCTTATACTCATCCATAGCTTCGTTCATTGCTGAGTAATCTCTAGAAATACTTTGAGCTCCTGCCATCAACGAATGTAAGTCTCCGTCTGCATAAACGTTTTCAGGTAAATCAAGAACATTAGGATTGCCACCAGGATTTTTTTCAGTTGTTAAAATTTTATCTTTAGCTGCTGTATCAGCATCATCTACAGCTTGTCCAGGATTTTTGTCCATGTCTATTTCATCTGGTGCTACACTGACAGGAGGATCTACAATTTTCTCTTCTTCTTTTTCTACTTGCTCTACTACGTTCTCAGCTGACTCTTTTTCTGGTGGTATAGCTTCTTTTTTTTGTGCTTCATCTAATTGTTTTGCCTCATTTAACATTTGTAATTGTTGTTCTTCGCTATATTGTCCAGGTCTTTGTTTTATTTTATCAGCTACCTTCTTCATGTTCGGACCCATCTGTGGCTCTAAAGCTAAATTTTTAAATATTTCATCCTGCTCATCTGCTCTTTCTAAAGGTTGTAATTTATCTACTTCACCAGGTTGCTCTAAAAATCCAGCACCAACTGCCAAAGGCACACTAGCTCCAAAACCTAATAATTCTCTTCTTCTCTCTAAAGGTGATGCAAATCTTACAAATCTATCTTTAACTGGTTTTCCAGTTACCTCATCAATAACTTTTTCTCCAGTTGATTTTCCTTTTTTATCTAACTTCATTCTTGGTTTATAAAAAGTTCCTGATCCTGCTAGTCTAGATAAAGCTCTTTTACCAAATTTCAAAGCTGGATTTGCTGCTACAATACCAGAAGCTAACATAAGAGCATCTGATTTAGTAAACTCTTCATCAGTAAATAATGGTGTTACAGATTTAGCAGTCTCTACAGCACCAAAACCTAATCCACCTAAACCAGCTACATCCATAGCACGACCTCCTAAGTAAGCTCCTGTGCCTGGGACTGGTACATCTGTAGGTGTTTTTTTTAATTTAGCACCTAAGATTGCATCTGTTCTTTTTTTAAATTCTTGTCTTCTAGGTGCTGTTCTAGCTTTTACTTTTTTAAAACCAGCTTCAGTTTTTTTTACAGTTTCAGGAGCTTTTTTTCTTAAAGCACCTATGCCTCTTTTAACTAAAGGAGCCGCACGTTTTAATCCTGCTCTACCTAAACTAAATAGTAAATTTAACATTAACCGCCTCCGCCAGCAGCAGCTCCACCTGGACCAACCATTTTATATGCAGAGTAAGCTCCAACACCTGCACCTATGGCTTGTGCGAAAGGATTAGTTCCTGGGCCTGTGGTTTGTGTAATTTGAGAAGCAGCTGTTGGTAGGGTGGTCATAATACCTTTAGCAAACTCTAATCTTTGAAAAGGCTCATATTGTCTTGCTACTTGTGTTTGTCTTTCTGCTGCTAGAGCCCTATCAGCTATTTGTCTTTGTATTGCACCGGATTGACCTAATTGTGCTATGTCTGCTTGTTGCATTAATTGTTGTTGTTTACCAGCACTCAATAAACTTTGTCCTGTTTGCATAGCAGCTTCTGTTTGAAATCTTTGTTGTTGTTGTGCAGCACCAACTGCTTTATCAAATCCTGCAGCAGACAGTTGTCCGATAGTGCTTAATCTTCTTTTCTCTTCTTCTGCTCTTTGTACACCTTCTCTACCCCCACCAAAAGCACCAGCTTGTACAGCTTGTGCTGCTATCTGATTTTCTCTCATTGCTGATTGTCTGTTTACTTCATCCACTACATATCTTTGAAATGGATTCATAAAAGCATCTATATCTGGTTGTTGAGCAGCCATCAAGTTACCACTTAATATAGAAGCTATACCTGCTGTAGTAGTAGGTTGTCCTGTACCTGTTGTTCCTGATAACCTAAATGCTTCTTTTTCTAATGGAGATGGGCCTGCTACTTGATAATCTGGAACTTCTATAGGCTCCTTTGCTAATCTCATTGCCTCATCGTATAAGGCTAGTTTTCTACCTTCAATCTCTGGAGCTTCTCTTGTAATATTTGTTTGTGTGCCTGTTTGTGCGCCGCCACCGCCGCCACCGCCGCCGCCACCGCCTCCAAAAATGAAACTCATACTATTTTCCTTCTAAGTAATACTGCTTGTTTTTCGTAATTAGGTAAAACTTTTTCCCAACCACATCTTCCTAAAATATCTACATGACTAAACCACATACTTTTTGCGTAAGCATATATATCTTTTTCTATCTCAATCAAATCTTTTAAATCACCACCAGCTAAACCAATACGTAAAGTATTATTAATTTTGTTTGTTACAGCTGCACTTTTATTTTTTGTCCACAATTTAAACTCACCAGTTGCTAATCTATCTTCTATGTCTTCTCTAGTAGCAAAATCTCCTATCTCAGCAGCAGGCTTTAAAACAGCCCATATTTCATCAGACAAAACCATCAGCTAGTTATGTCGTAGATCCTTTTCAACTGATCTTGTTGATTATAAAAAAATTTTGCTCCTTTTTCTCTCATCTCCTTAAAGTCTTTAGGGTTAGCACCACTCATAATGCCAGCACCTAAAACTGCGTCTGCTCTACTTACAAACTCACCATCTGCTAATTGTGCTAACATAGTGTCCTCATCTTTATTAGCTATGTCTGTTGCATCTTCTATATAACCTTGAGCTCTTACATAATTACTTACATCTTTTTCATCGTGATCTAATTTACTAGGTAAATATTGAACATTACCACCTTTATTAAATCTTGGTAAGGCATTTACAATACCTCCCTCAGACAAAGCATACATTGCTGGATTATCTACCATACCTTGTGGTTCTGCATCATAATTAAATCTTTGACCTAATCCTGCTACTTGTTCATCTGCCCTCATTCTTGCATCAGCATATTGTTGATCAGTAAATGGTGGTTTGAACTCTCCACCTTGCTGTCCGCCACCCATCATTAGTGGTGCTGCAACGGCTGCTGTTCCTGCAAGTTTGGCTTGACCTGCAGATAAACCTAATTTAGAAGCTAAACCTGCTTGTCCAGCTTGAGCAGCTGCTGCTGCGTTGTATGAAGGTAAAGTTCCTGATAATGCTGTTGTTTGTGCTGCTGTTAATCCTCCGGTAGTAGCACCTAAACCACCTATTGCTGTGCCTGCACCTGCTCCGAGTGCTGCACCTAAAAACATATTCTTAATCATATCTCTGTTGGAGCCACCTGATGCTTTTGTGTATAAGCCTCCTATTCCTGCTCCTATTGCCATCGCTAAAACTGGAAATGCCATAATAACTCCTTTTGTGTTTCTACGTATAGTTTACTTGTTTTTTCCCTTACTATCAATACCTACAGCATACATTTCGTCAATCAGTCTGCCTGTATAAGAATAGTCACCCACATGTGTTATGTATTCTGTTATTAACGCATAACACTTCCCGCCCATTTTACGCCATAATCTGGAGAAAGCAAAGTCTTCTCCATAATATAAATTTTTCTTTTTATCAAAATACGTATCAAAAAAATTGTATAAATTAGGTTTCATAACTTTTTCATTATCTATGGTAACTTCTTGATTAATTTTTAAATCTGGATATTTAGCTATCATTTTATTAAATACATTTTTTTGTATTAATAAACAACCAGTAGCAGAGTGTGTTAACTCACACATACCATCAGTAACTGTTATTGATTTATCATCGGCTAATCTTACGGGATACACATTACCAGCCATACTCATTTGCTCTAAATTAAAATCTGGTCTTAATTTTTGTATTTCATACATTTTATCAAATTTAACAGTTTTTAAAGGATATGGTATACATAACAGTTCTTTATTTTTTTCTATCATAGTTATAATAGACTCTGCTTCTATTTGTATATCACTATCTAAGAAAAGCATATGAGTGCAATCAGAGTTCATAAAATCAGATACACATATATTTCTACCATTAGTAACAAGAGAACACTTCATAGTTTGTAAAGTAAACTCTATATTTTTTTCATAACATTTTTTCTGTAACATAATTACAGTTTGCAAGTAATGTATAGAAACATTACTATGCACAGGCGTAGCTACAAATAATTTAACGTTTTGCATTCAGAGCACCCTGTAAAAAATTAGTCCACTCTATTTTTTTCTTATCCCAACTATAAAATTTTTTAACAAAGTTTTGTTGCATTTGCAAATGTTCAAACACCTCTGGCTCGTGTATCGTGTTTACTGCTTGTCGTATCGCAGATGCAAATTTACTAGCAAGTCTTTTCGTATCTTTCTCATAGGTAACATATACAGGAAACTCAGAACACGTTTCATACAATGCACCAAAATTTGTTACAATACAAAATAAACCAGCAGCCATTGATTCAAGAGCTGCATTACAACTTGTCTCCTCCCAAATACTAGGATATGCAAACATATGATAACGATAAATATATTTTTGTATAAAAGAATGTTCTTTATATCCGATGTAAGTAACGTTTTCTAATTTTCTTGCTTGTTCATACAGCGGCTCATACCTATCATTGTTTTCTTTTTCAAACTCTTCTCCATAAATTTTACAACTACTAAACACATCTACATGCACGTTACAGTCTTTCAATAAACTCATAGCACCTAACAAAACATTAAGACCCCTCCATGGTGTTACATGAAATAACATACGCACCATATCCCCTTTTTTAAAAGGTGAAAGCGTAGGAAAATTATTTACACCATTTTTGATTACATGACATTTGTGTGTTGGTATATCAAATCTATATCTATATTTTTCATAATTCCAATGACTGTTAAAAATATACCAATCAAATTTATTATGATTTGTTTTGTCTTCAAACCAGGGATATATATTAGGTTGGTCGTGACTATTTTTTTGCCAGAGTATATTTATCTTATCTTTACTTAATTCTACTTTACCAGGTATTGATGTGCATATTTGAAAGTTATCCAATAAATGATCATCGACATAATGAGATAAAAATCTGTGTTGTATTTCTGTGCCACCTAAAGGAGTCATGCACCATACTCTAATAATAACTCTTGACCTTTTTTAATTCTGCTTATGGTCATTACTTTATACACCAAATAATCATCCCAATCTAAATCAATAAACAAACGACAATTTGGTTCCTCGCTATGATTTAAAAAACCTCCCATAGGTGTTCTAACGTATCCATGTATTATGGGTATTTTAATGTGACTCATACCTAAGTCATATTTTTTTGGAATGTCTTGTGCAGCAAAAACACCATGTCCATGAGTAGAACTCACTCCTATCATCAACTCTTTTGGCAAAGGATTGTAGTAAAACCTGTCGTATTTAATTTTCATCTTTGGTTTTACTGACTAAAGAAAAAACTTCTTTTGGTACTATAATATTTACATCAACGGCTATGTGTTCTTTTTTTGTATCAGTAGTAGGATCTGCAACATCTTTGTCAGCATGTTCTTTAGACTCATACTTAAAATTTGTTTTAATGTTTCTATATGTTTCTTGTGATTCACATTTTATTTTCTTCATTAAAATAATATCCTATAAATATTAGAATAAATCAAGTATTAACTATACCAAGCAACCACACTATATCTAGTACCTTTTTTTATAGGACTAACTTGATGAGGATATAAAAAATTACTTGGAAACATAATTAAATCTCCTTCATTTAAATGAGCTTGAGAATAAGGTTTTTTTGTAATAGGATGATAAAAAAATAACTCACCTCCATCATAATTATTATTTAAACAAAAGATAAAAGATAGTTGTCTGTTTACAGTATGAAAAGCGTCAATATGCGGACTGTAAAAATTACCTTTTTTATACTTTAATAAATTTATTGTTTGTGGACTAGCCTCTCTTAGGTAATTAAAAGTTTGCACATATTTATCTAAAGCCTCTTTCATTTTCTGCATTAAAATTTTACTATGCACAACATCTTCTGGATTGTCTTTATCTAAACCATAGTCAAAAACATTTCTTTGTTTAGTATCTACTACATTTTTACCACCAATTAATACGCCTGCTTTTGTGACAGCTTTTTTATCTATGTAATTAATTAATTGTTGACAATATTGCGCAGGTAAACTTTTGTCTATTTTAAAAATAGCGTGGTGTATTTGCATTATCCGTTTTGCAAGAATCGATCAATTAAAGCATAGCTTATCAGACCTTGTATCTTACCACTTCCTGTGGCTGCCTGCACAGTAATAGCATCACCTGCTTCTAAATTTAAACCTTGTGGTGAAGCATTTACCTGAGATTTAGCTGGTACATCATCCCTAAAAAATTCATATTCAGTGCTTGAATCAGACGAATCAACCATATTCATATTAACTAAAATAGCTGATGAAGCATCATTGTTAGCACAATAAATACTTTTAACAATAACTGTTGCATCGCTAGGACATGTAAATACTGTAGTTTTACCTGTGCCAGTTTGTTTAAAACCTTGATTTTTGTACCTAATTGTCATGATAAAAAATATTCAAAAGCCTGTTGTTCTGATTTCAAATCTTCTTGATAAGATGTATTTAATTTAGATATTATTTGATTTAAAGCTAAGTTTATTAATCTTTGATTTTCAACAGTGTATTCTGATTTGGGATCAGGTATGGTTGTTACTATCTTTGCCATTTTTTTTACAATTCATTATATCGTACTCTATTTCTTTGTCAAAGTACATAATTCTATCCTTCGGTGGTATGCTTGAAGTCAAATTAGTAAAGAAAAAAACTAATGATAATCTTTCTTTATCATTGGTAAAGTAATTAGTCCCTGTGTGATATTCGTGAGCATCATAAAGAATACATCTATTGTAAATATTTTTAACTTCTGTGACTTTATTAAATTTATCGTATAAATTATTTATCTCTTTATTGTATTCGTTCATATCACATGAGTTATCTTTGTATAATTTATCTTTAACTGTTTGTTGTTTTTTAATATCATAATCAGCGTGTATACTTTTTATTTTAAATATTGATGTGCCTGCATCTATTTCTACACTAGGTGTTAAATATACTACTCCCGCTAAAGTTCTTACACCATCGGTATGAATCCAACCTTTGTTCAAATTACTATTTTTATCTTTTGAATAAGGTTTTATTTTTTGAAAAGCCATCTGTATACTATGCCAATAAATTTCTGTGCTTAAATCATAATAAACACTAAGCATTTTTTTTGCTATTGAGTAAACAAGTTTTTCGTTTATGGTATGTAATAAAGGTGATCTTTTACCAGGCCATCTTCCATCAACAGCTTTTTCGTAAGGTAAAGATAAAGCGTATTTTCTAATTATGTCTGGGTTTTGAAAAAAATCATCAATAACAACAGTAGGATATTTTCTTTGTAAATTTAAAGTGTCTTCATAATTATTGTTTTCTAATTTAATTTGCACTTTAGGCTTTTTTAAACTGTCTTTTTAAAGCTTCTTTGCCTTTTTTTGCAATAGAAACTACTTGAGTTTTACCCATAACCTTAGCACGTTGTTCCATCACAGTAAGAATTTGTATTTTTCTAGCGTAAGGTTTTGATATTTTTTTTACTTTTGCAACAGTAGCTCTAGCATCAGCTGGTGTAGCAAACTTTATTCGTACTGTGTCTTTAGGGTTTTCATCAGTATATAATCTACGACCTGTGCCTTTAGGTTTTTTACCTGTTCCTTTTCTTGGATCTGCCACTTATTGCTCCTTGTAATGTTTTTGCTTGTTTAGCATGAGTTCTTGATGCTTTTTTTAGTCCTGTAATAACTTTTTTAATTTTGTTTTTAGCTTTTTTCATTTACGTCTACCTTTCTTTTTGTCAGGTTCTTTTCTAATAGCTCTATATATTATATCAGGTGGTGACATAAAATAACAGTATTCTTTTATGGTTAATATTTTAAAAGATTTTTGTTTATGTAGTCCCCATTTGAAATCGACAGCATTCTCTTTAATGATTTCAGAATAAAACTTATACTGTTCTGGCCATTCGTTTTTAGTAAATCGCCATATTTTTTTTGCATTTAAAACCATAGCATATGGATTAGATGTGTGGTCACTTTTCCATATGTTTTCGTTATCTATGCTTACAATATTTTTTATATCCATTCATTAACGCCTGCCATCTATTTGTGTATCAGCTTTGAATGTTCCATAACGCCAAGTCTCATCTGTTGCAGTATTTTCTATTTTAAGATTGGCTGCTCTGCCTCTAGCTCTAGTATCAACTTTTTGAGTTGAGCTATTTATTGTAAAAGGTCCTAAACTGCTGCTAGCCTCTTGATCACTAGGAAAATCTTTTAAATTTATTGTAACTTGTGCGTTGCCAGTAAGGGCTCTAAAATCAGGTACAAATCTTCTTACTTTTATAAAAAATTCTCCAGTGCCTGCATCAGGAGTATTAACTTCAAAATCTCCACTTTGTATGCTACCTATTATAGGAGTTGTAGCATTATTATTAACTTGATTATTACCTTTTTCGTGTTGATATAATGTGCTAGCACCATTTATATTTGTAACACCTTGAATATTAGGAAAATTAGGCACAGCAGAACTATCAAATGAACTAGCATAAGGATTATCAAAAATAGTTTTGTCATAATAACTTGTTCTAGCTAAAGATCCTATAGTCCAAACTTGTTCTAAGTAATTATAAGTAACAACTCTATCTATTTGCAAAGATCCTGCTTTTGGGTAAAACCAGTTTATCTCTCCAAACAAAGAATTATAACCTGCAAATATGACATCTGAGGCATCAAAGTTTAAACCTAAGTCTCCATCGTCTATAGTTGTAAATACAAAATCTTCTACTGAACAAGGTATTTTTTTTACTGTACCATCAAATAAATAAAAACCACCTGCTTGACCCATCCAATATACAACACCATTTACAGCAACTACTCCATGCTGTGATACTAAACCACAGTTCGCACCTACTTGTTCTATACCAAAAGTAAAAGGTGGTCCTATAAATCTCATAGTATAAGCTGCTGTATTAGTAAGTATTAAATTGTAAGAACCAGCATTTACACCACCTACTATTTTTGTTCCGTTGTCTATTCTAAATGTTCCTGCCGTATTTGTAGATGTAGGAGTATAATCAGATAAGCTTTCTTGATCTGAAAAACGAATAAACATTTTATCTTGGGTGCCACTAGCTATAGTTGGCTCCGTACCTAAATGTATTAAATGTCTATCTCTATCAGAAACTAATGTCATAACACTTTTTTCTGGAGCTCCTGTTATTACAGTTGCTCTTGTCGTAAGTGGAGATGCAGAACCTGGATTCCATTGAAAAGATTTATTGTTCCTAACAGTGCCTATAAGTATTTCACCAAAATTATCTAATGACCAATTACCAGGTTCTAGTATAGTTACAGCTTGATTAGTTGCATCCCCCCAACCAAAATAATCAGATGCCTCTTCTACAGTAGTGCCATCACTATGTGCAGCTGTTGAAGTACCAGATGCACCTCTTGATATACCAGTTAAATTACTACCACTAACACCGGTGTATGTTATTAATTCATTGTCCACTTTTATAGTTCCACCTGTTGCAGAAAAATTAGCTGTAGAAGCTAAAGCTATTGTTGTGCCTGATCCACCAGTTCCGTTTGAATCGTTTAATAATGCTCCATTTAAAGTGCTAGTTGCTAATGGAAAAGCCTCACCACCATATCTACCTGTCCCCCAACCATAACCAGCAACTTGTAAAGCATCGCCTATATCAAAGTAAGGTGTGACAGTAACTGACCCAGCAGCAGTCATTCCGGTGCCTGATTCGACACTTGCCATAGTTACAGTAAAAGTATCTGATTCAGCAGTAATTACTTGAAAAGTGTTAGTGGTAAAATTACTAGCAGTATATCCAGTCACTCCACCACCTGGTAAAGTTACGCTACTAAATAAAAATAAATCTCCCTCTACTAAACCATGTCCTGCTTTATTTATTGTAACAGTTGATGAATTATTTGAAGATGTAAAAGTGCAAGAAGTTATTGCTGTGTCTAGAGGTGTAACATCATAATATGCACCATCGTAATAAATAAACAAAGCTTTATTAGTGCCTATGGCTATAAATCTACGACCTAATTTATCTGCCCAAATGTGCATTGCTCTAGTAACACCAACTAAAGTGCTAGTAGTAACTTGTTCCCATCCTCCTATTTTTTCTGGGTATCCATATCTAAATCGAACATTATCGCAGTCTATCCACTTACCTTGTGCTCCTGTAGGTGTAACTTGTTTATTTATACCTGCTGCAATTTTGACTTCCCTAAGCATAAGGTATTACCTTATGAGCTAGGTTCTGAAGGCCAGCTAATTTTATCTGGATCTGATTGTTTTGTTATATCTCTTAAAGCCTGTCTATAAGTTTTCCAATCATCTAATTTAGATGTAACAGAACTAGGTGCATCAGCAATTAACACGTAATCACATCTACGCAACCTATCATTTCTATCGTTTCTAATCATTTCCCATTTTTCTTCTGTAGTAATAGTTGGTGCTACATAAGGTGTCACTTTTTGTGTATACCATTTACCATCATCTAGAAAAGGATCTACATTTTCAACTTTATCTCTTGAGTCACTAAACTTTACTTCTGTAACAACCACTAACTTTTCACCTGAAAGCCAATCTGAATTTGGTCCACCTGCTGGAAAACAAGTAGTTGGATATTCTTTGCCTAGGTTGTCTATAGTTTTTGTAACTTTACCATCTTCTACTTTTACATATCTCATAATTTCTCCTACGCTAAATTTATTAATTGATAAGAACCTGCACCACCTTGAGGGCAAGGATAACTTGTATTGTCACTATTATCAGCAGTAGATATTATACCTCCATCTACATTGATTGTACCACTATTACTTAAAGTACCAGCGTATGCACATATTATGGCTCCACCACCGGAACCTGAACCAGGAACTTGTTGTCCTGAAGATAGTCTAGTGCCTCCGCCTACTCCTTTGGCATAAAGACCTCCACTTGCACCGATAGTAAGATTACCACCTACTAATAATATTAATAAACCTCCAGTGCCATCTCCACCTCTACCAGAACCAAAACTATTTCCACCACCCGGATTACCTGCACCACCAGCAGCAGCCCAATCTCCACCAGCTGCGTTAGGTCCTCCAGCACCACCATAATCTTGTCCTTCAAATCCTGAACCAAAATAAGAACCACCACCCCCAGGCCCTCCTGAAAAAACTGAACCTGCTATTCCCGGAGTCGCACCTGTTCTATTTCTACCTGAACCACCCTCACCAGTTTTTCCTGCATTAGTTGGTCTAGCTCCCCAAGAACCTGCTACTGTCCAGTTATCACCAGACAAACCAAAAGAACCCTTCATATCTTGATCACTACCAGGTTCTATAGTTCTTGTGCCATCTGCGGGCATACCTACTTTTGGCACAGTTAAAAAAGCACCAGGACCGCTAATTGCATCATTAAAACTTGTTTCTAAATTAGTTGCAGCAGTTCCCATTCCATCAAAAATCGCACCACCTGACAAATCTTCACCTAAAGCGTTACCACTAATTTGATTAACTGGAACTCTAATTCCAGCAGCATTACCTCCATGTGTATCAGGATTAGCAAAAGCCCCTCTTGCTGTCATTGATATAGAACCATTTAAAGTACAATCTCCTTGCACCATTATAAAAAGACCTCTACAAGGTTGATCAGTAGTTAATACATATCCAGAATTTATAGTTAGAGATGTAAATTGTTTTACTACAGCATCTCCATCATAAGAGCCATCTTTGTTTGGTACAGTGTATTCATATACATTTGATCCTGCTAAAGGTGCTGGATAACCAGCTGGTGCAGCACCATCTATAGAATATAAACCATAAGAACTTGCTCCAGCAGATATACCATCAGTAGTGCTACCAGAAAAAGTTACAGCACCATCTGAACCATCTCCAAAATAAGTTCCTGCTTTACCACCACCTGCTTGCTTGAAACCAAACTTTCCTGATCCAATAGATGTTCCCATTATTTACTATCCGAACTTGCTAAAATGCCATGATATGTTGTACCCCCATCTACTGTGGTAAACATTAAAATGTCTACACCAGCTGCTGTTAAAGTTGGTGCAGAACCACCAGGAAAATCTACAGATGCTGGAAAGTTTACTGTTTGTGATCCACCATTAGTTAGTATCAACATAAAAGTACAAGCATTACCACTTGGACTTGGGTTTGAAAAAGTTAAAGTTTGTGTGCCTGTTGATACTGTTGCAGTAAAAACATTTCCAGCAGATAAATCTATATCGTCTGTGCCACCACCTAAATCTCCTAATGCTACTCTAACTTCACCTGTGTCTTTTAACAAACTTCTTTGTAATATATTATCTGCAAAATTATTTGTAGCGTTTAATACTGCTATATTTGCACCTGCTAAAGTTGTTGCACCCGTACCACCTTTATTTACAGGTACAGTTGGTAAACTATCAGAACCAATTGCACCACCTAGAGTATCTAAAGATACTTCTACTATGTTAGTTCCGTCTGCATATGCAAAATAAATTTTTGCTTGATCTGGAGAAAAGCCAGTCCCACTTGCAGTTTTAATAGTTAAGTTTGTTGGGTTTGTTACAGCTGTTACATCAAAGATGTACATTTTTTCAATGCTGTCAGGTACTGTTAAAACAGTGGCTCCTGATAGAGTAACAGTAGCCACTTTAACAACCATATTTCTTGCGTTTGATATAGTACCATCAGTCATGGCAAGAGCAACTGTTGCTCCATCACCAACTGTGACTTGTTCAAAGCCACCTATTGCCTGTTGTACTAAATTTAAATTTGTATTTGTTTTATCACCCCATGTACCAGCGTTTTCACCAGTTGCCATGAGTTCAAGTTTTAAATCTGATGAGTATGTAGATGCCATATTTTATCCTTTTGTTAAGCCGCTGTTGTTATTTTTGTCCAGGTTACAGGAGTTCCTGTATCTACTCTGTTCCATGCTATTATTATTACACTTCCAACATTACTCGTCAATACCACTCCTGTAACATCATCTACTACTCCAGTGCCTGTTACCTCTGTTGGATTCCCTACTGCTGATGTTGCGGCAACACCAGTGACGGAGTAAATAGACTCTGGAACGATCGAACCAACAGAGCTAGTTGAAGCTACTCCTGTTACAGAAGTAGAACCTGTTATTGAAAAAGTAACAGAACCCACAGAAGAGGTTAAAGTTCCGTCTGTAACTGGCACTTCTATTTTAGGTGCAACAATTACAGAACCTACTGCTGATGTTGAGGCAACTCCTGTTACCACTGCACCAAAAGTAATTTCTATAGTAGAATTACCAACAGAACTTGTTAATCCTAAACCAGTCTGAGTAATTAAAATATCAGTTGATACACCTGCAACTGCTCCAACTGTACTTGTGGCTGCTACACCAGTAACTGATATATTACAATCAGCAGTAATTGTAGAAGTACCAACAGCAGAGTTTGCACTTAAGCCATTTGGAATTACTCCATATACTACACCCCAAGCTTGGTTACCCCAACTTAGTCTACCCCAACCAGACCCTACTAAAAATCTTTCATCTACAGTTGCAGTTCCTACACTAGAAGTAGCTGCTACACCAGTAGGTGCAACTAAGCCAGTATGAGTTACTACTACAGAACCTACTGAACTTGTAAGGCTAACATCTGGTGCTGATACGTCTTGTGCTACCTCAACAGTAACAGTGCCAACTGAACTTGTTGTGGATACTCCTGTTACATTTAAATCTGCTGTAATAGTTTGTGATACGCTACCAACTGCTGAAGTAGCGCCTACCCCAGAGGCAACAACCTGACCTCCTATACCCCAACCAAATTCACCCCATGCTACTCTACCCCATCCAGTATTTATAACACCATCAGCGACAACTGAACCAACTGCTGAAGTGGCACCAACACCAGTTACACTTAATGTTAAATCTGCTTGATTACCCCAAGCACCAATATTCCAAGACAACATACCCCAAGATGTCGCTGATACTGTGTTAGCTTGTCCACCCATATTAGGGTGATATTGGCAGTAATAATATAAAGTTGGAGCTCCGATAGCAACTGTAATAGTTGTAGTGTAAGCACCATCGTTTTTAGTGACACCTGTAGTGTATTCTGAACCTCCACCATGTGTGCCATCAGAACTTGTAGAAAACCTTACTGGGTGATTTATTGCTGAACTATCAGACCAATTAAATACATAAGTACCTGCTTCTGCTAAATTTACAGTAGCTTGTTGTACTCCATCAATAAAATACTTATTGTTACCACTAACATTTACTACTGTGACTGTAAATGTTCTTGTAGTCACGTTATAAAACTCCTACTTAAGCTATTCTTATAATAGCATCTGAAGCATTAGCAGTAGGAAACTGTATTGTAAATGTACCTGAAGTAGCTGTTTTATCTCCACCAAAATCTAGCACTGCAACTGCTGGATCACCAGTAGCTGAATCGTTATAGATTAAAGCACCTCTTGCTGTAAGAGTAACACCCACAAAAGATAAATCTGCAAAATCACACACAGCTGTATCTGAACTTAAAACTGGAGTAGATGATACTAAAGCTTTGCCACCACTTGTATAGCCAGATGGTGAAGATACTTGATTGTCTGTTGTGAAAGATGTAGTTGATTTACCAAGAGTTGCACTTGATGTGTACATACTTAATTTAAAAGTGTTTCCTGATGATGCTGTAAAATTATGCACTCCTTTTAAAACATCAGTCTTAAAAACATTACATACTGCACTTGTTGTTATTGCCATTTTTTTCTCCTATAAGTTATGGGGATGGTGATTGAACTGGCAATCTCATCACCCCGTCATCATAATCAGCACGTCTACGTTTACCCATTTGTGTAAGCATAAATGACTGTATATTTTCATTATACTTATCTACATACAGTTTGTACATATCCATAGGTCCTTTTAAATAACTAAAACACTCTACTAATACACCATACAATAATAAATTTTCTTGATTTTTTGATAAAAATGTATCTGTTGTTGATGTAAAATGATCAGGGTCTTTTATATAATTTACTTGTACTTCATAGTTAATATCTGGTACTGGAGCTAATACAACTGTCAACTCATTCCAATTAGCATAATATTTAGGTGTGCCTGTTGCATTTGTAGGGTTGAACTCAGCTATAAAAGATGTGTCTCTTTTTTCTAAAAAATCTCTTGTATTATTATTTATGATTTGAATGGATCTAATACTAATTAAATCATCTGGCATATTTATGTATCTTTGCGTTCCAGAATTTAAGGTTATGGCATATTCCCTTATATCATCGTAATCAACTTTACCAGCAATATCTAATTCAATATTTCTTATAAACTGATCAATTAAAGTATCTGATAATACATTAGAATCTACTTCAGTATAGTTTCTAACTTGAGTCAAAAAATCTGAATGTGTAATACTCATGAAATCACCACAGTAAAATTAGTTCCAACAGCAGTGGTAGCCTGAACTGATGTTAATTTAGTTCCTAGTATATTGTTACTACTTGCGACAGACATACTTGCTCCACCTGTTATGCCAGTATCTTTTGTTTCAGAAAAAAACCCATTACTTATGTATAAAACAAACAATTTTTGTGTATCAGGATGCATAGGTCTAGGGTTAGCTAAAGCTATTGCATCTGCTTTTATATGTTTTCTTTTTATTTGAGGATGTTTAGCTTCAAACTCTGATTTATGTACCAAAGAGCCATTCCATTCTTTTACCATTTCTGTATATGGAAACTCTAAACCTGATCTGTCAGATATTGCTTTTGATCTTTTTCCTCTTGCGTATGGCATTAATATACCTTAAATTTTCTAGGTTTAGAAGCTCCAGTGCCTCTAACTATACCACCTTCGCTAAATGGTTGCCTGTCATCATAATAAACCTTAGGAGGCAAATTTAAAAGTTTTCTAGCTGCCTGATCAAAAGCTATTGGATCTTTAATCGTAATTTTCTTTTTAGAAAAATTAGTAGGATTATTTTTTCTATACTCTCTTTTTCTAATATCTCTAGGTCTTTTACTTGCTCCTATCAGTAAAGGATAAGGCTCATCGTATTTACTTTTACCAAATATATCCATATTGTATTCGATAGTGCCAAATTTTTCTTGCTGTTTTCTTTTTTTTCTTTTAGACATATTAAACTCCTTGTGGATAAAATGTTTGAGGTGTTATGTATACAGAACTTCTTTGTCCATCCTCTGTCAATGCTCTTTGTAATTCATCTTCATATAGTAGTTTATTTTGTTGCACAGCTTGTGGGTTTCTTTTTAATGATAAATAATATGCAAGACCTGCAACCATACAGGGTATAAATCGAAATACCACGTCTGCTTGATTAGTATATGCACCTGCATCTTCAATCCTTTTCAAGTAATAATATTTTAAATATGTATAAGTGCTAGCATCTGGTGTTTGATACAAACTAATCGTAGGAGTAGTTTGTCTATCAACATAATATTGGCTAGGTTGTCCTTGTGATCCTTTATTAGGTAATGCAGCATATTCACTTCTACTAATTTTAGTTAAAGATACATCATTTGTAGAAGATGTTGTGCTAGTTGTAGTGCTAATATAAGCTTCCAAAACATCATTAGCGTTAGATGGTGCTGAATATGTAGCTGTACCAGCAGTAAGTAATTGTTCTTTTAGTTCTACTTTCCATAGATGTACACCTCTATTACCCCACTCAGTAAACATAATATTTAAACTTCTTCTTGCTGATTTTAAATCGTAGCCAGAGTTAGTTCTTATACCACATCTTTCATAAGCTTCTTGTATAATATCATCTATATCTAAGTCAAATGCTGTTGTTCCTGAAGTAGCCATTATTTAATACCTGTAAATTTAGTACCTCTTATAGCAGCTCTACCACCTCTTGAAAAATTAACAGTGCCTTGTATCTCATAATACTTACCAGTCTTCTTACCTTCAAAAGGATTACTTTCTGTTTTTTTACCTGCTGATATATTTAAATTACCTTTTTTACTACCTACACCGATATTTACACCTTTTTTAGTCATCTTTTGTGTAAACCTTGGTTTAACATATTTATCTTTGTCGTAAGTTAAACCAACATTTAAATTCTTGTAACGAGCTCCAAGGGTGGCTCCCTCTCTTTTAATTTCTGCAGCTGCTTTTTCATTTTTTGTAAACTCTTTGCTTTTTCTTACAGAAATATACGGATTAATTAGTCTGCTTTTTGGTTGCCCACCATTAGCTAAACCTAATTTTTTTCTTTTTATTAGCTGTAACTCACTTGCTTTTTTTGAAGGGGTTGCTTTCTTTTTACCAGCACGAACAGAAGGTGCTGCTTGTAACTGACTAGCTTTTTTACTTACAGGACCACCTTTGACTTTTCTAAGTATCTCTTCCATTTTTTTTCTTACTTTGTCAGACATTTTATCTTCATCTCTTTTGTTCATAATGCCTTGACTACGTAAATATTTCTTAGCTCTTTGTATAGCTAATTCTTGTCTGGAAGTTTTACTAACCATTTTAAGTCTTCGATACAGTTCTTGGATCTTTACCAGGTCTCATTGCAGCTCTACCATAACCATTAGCTACACCACCACCTGACATATAACCCATTTTATTTCTAACAGGTTTTGGTAGTTTTCTTAGACCCTTACCTTTTTTACCTGCAGGAACTGGTTTAAGATTACCCATACCACCTTTGCCAAATGGTTGAATATCAGGTATGCCACTTTGTTGTTCAGTAATAGTTTTAAAAACACCTCTGTTTCTATTTCTTATATTTCTTCTGTTGAAAGCACCTACATTTTTGTTAGTTTTAGGTTTTTCTTTTTGCTTTGCTTGTGCTCTAGGACTTCTATCTCCAGTTGTTTTTCTACCTGGTCTTACGTTTTTACCTTTTGGTGGACCTTGTACTGGTCCTCTAGTTCCTTTTTTAGTTTCACTTGCTAAATCAGTTGTATATTTTTTACCTTTATATGTAAAAGTTTTACCAGCACCTAATTGCTTTCTAGCAATTTTAAATGCAGCTCCAAAACTTGTGGCTGTAACTGTATTAACTCCTGCACCGCTACCTTTACCTGCAGCATCCTGATAAGACCTTTTTGTTGTGTCTTTGTTTGCCGGAGTAGTTTTAGAAAACATTTTTTTCTTTTTATCAGCCTCCTTTTCTTTTACAGACTTCCTAGTAACTATTTTACCTGTAAGAGTATCTGCACTACCTCTACCCACTTGTCCTTTTGGTTTTTCGCCAGATGCTAAAAATGTTTTAAATCTATCTAAAATACCACCCTCAGATTTTTTACTTTTTCTCATAAGTTTTCTTTTAGCCAGTTCAATATCTGTTCGAGTTACTCTGTCTGATCCAGCCATTTTTTTAGCTTCAGCCATAATTTTTTTTTTAACTGCTGCTATTTGTTTACTGTTCATATCTATTCTCCTAGTTAACGTTAATCATACCACCATAGTATTTCTTTGTAAACGTACTCACGTTTGTTGGTTTACCTCCAACTCCCTGAGCCTTTGCTCTTTTTCTTTTTACTGCACTTCTTCTTTGTCCTTCAGACATTCTTCTGGCTTTTGCTAGAGGAACACATTTAGGATATTTTCTTTTAGCATCTGCTTTTTGTTTACTTCTACCACATGGTGCAAATGACCCATCTTTTCTTTTACTGCCAATGTCAACCCATTTTTGGTCAAACCATTTTTTAAGAGACATTAGTCAATCATTCCTTTGTAATAATTTTGTGCTGATGGATTAGTAAAACTTTCTCCGTCAATATCTTGTTGTAAATAGGAACCTGTGGACTCAGGAGTACCACCCTCACTTAAATTTGACATAGCGTATAAACCTGGAGATACCATTTGAAGATTATTATCTTTCATTTCATCTCTAACTTTTCTTCTATTTTTTTTGCCTGCTAACATCATCAGACCTAATCCTGCTTTTCTAATTCTTCTTGCTGCAGCACCAGTACCACCTTCACCAGATGGTTTAGGTCCTTTAAAATCTTTTCTTTTTACACCCCTATCATCTTTTGCTTTGCCTGCACAAACCTTTGATGCGTAGGCATTAGCGTACGCACTGGGATAAACCTTAAATTTTCTTTTAGCAGCTGCTTTTCCTCTCGGACATAATTTAGTCATAAGACCTCCTGTTATCATTATAAAGTAGTGCAGTCATCGTGTAAATAACCTGCTCTTTGATTTGTTTTTATTACCTTGTACTATTCTTACTCTTTTACCTTTACTATATAAACCTACTTTTCTTTTCATAGGTCCTTTAGTAATTTGTTTTCTCATACTTCCTCTATTCATTGCCATTATCTTAACCTGTACCTTGTTTTCCCTTCTTTATTTTTATATGCTTCTTTATATTCATATCTATTTTCATCTGTGTTGTAAGAAACATGTACCCATCCAGAATGAGGATCTTTTTCTGGATTGTGAAACTCTAATATTAATTGATCATACTTTAAATTAGTATGAATCCAATCACTTAGTTCTAAATTACCTACTTCTAAAACTTCGATGTCCGCCGCTTGACCCTGCACATGTTGTGAGGTAATACTTCCGCCGATCTTAAGATTTAACTCTGCACATCTAAATCCAGAGCTAATAATCATAGGTTTCATAAAATAATCTCTTACTGGCTGTAAAACATTTACACACAAGTTACGTAAATTAAAAATTTGTTTATCACTAGGTGTGTTATCAATATTGTGTCTTAAGGCTGTTTGTGATCTTGTAAATTCGTGTAAGCTAAAATTATCTGATAGTTTCATTTAACACTTCCATCTACGCCTTGCTTGACGCAATCTTGAATTAGGATCTTTTGCTGCCTTAGGAAATTTTTTCATTTGTCCAGCACTTCTTGCACAAAATGATTTACGTCTTTTTGCATCTTTGCTTCCTGGTTTTACTTTACCAGTAACGGCAGTTTGTAATTTAGATCCAGGGTTTTTTCTACGATAAGCAGCAACTCCTGCTTTTGTCATACCTGCACCAGCTTTAGTTGGTCTAAAGTTTTTCTTGTTTCGGGGAGGCATACCTCCCCTTTTAAGACCTATTAAATCTGCTGTATAATTATCCATTATCAGTATCAGCCGTAATCGGTGTTACAAAAATTGTAACAGAGGTTACGTTACTAATAGTCAAGTGCATATCCGTTTTAAATAAAATACCATCTAAAGGCATATCCACTTGATATTGATCAGCTGCACTTGATGCTGGGGTAGCGATAACTAATTTCTGTGTACCACTAGCTCCACCATCCTTAAAAGTTAAACTTCCAGCTGAAGCATGACCTACATAATAGATAGATAGCAATCTTGTTCTACCAGACTGTATTGTACCAGTCGAGGTAAGAGTTTTTGCTCCTATATCTGAGTTCATAATAATCTCCTATTAGCTAGCTGCATCAAAGCCAGTAATTTCTATTAGAAAACGTCCAGCTGTATAAGTTGCATCACCTGTGCCTTGGCTAACTAAATATAAAAACTGATCTGCTGCTATATCGCCACCAGCAACTACTGTTCCAGCTGAGGCTGCACCGGCATTTATAATTTGAGTTTCAGTAAGATCACCTATGGCTGTGTCATTAACACCAGTACCTTCAGTTGCAGAAAACAAATCAATATCTGTATCGCCACCAGCAGGTGTTTCAAGACAAGTCATAGTTACGCCAAAAACAGTTCCTTGGTTAGCAGTTGTAACTTGACCAATAAAAGCAACACCAGATCCATCTTTACCGATAATGTCACCAGCAGTTCCACCATCTTTAAGACCAGTTAAATCAATCATAATTGTTGTTTTAACAATATTAACATTTGTAGTTACATCACTTTTTAGTCTGTTTACTTGAGTTACATAAACTGCTGCTGTGCCTTCGATACCTGCACCACCAGTAGCTTCAACTGCCATTTTATCTCCACTTGTTACAGTAATTGCACCAGTGGTTACATTTTTTGACACAGTTTGAAATCCATTTTCGGATCTGACTGGTCCTGAAAAAGTTGTTGTTCCCATAATTTTCTCCTAGTTGTAGATATAGTTTTCTAGGTTATCTGCCAAGCCAGTCTATATCCGTTATTAATCTTGGTAAATTAATTCTATCATAAAAAAAGGGGCCTCGTAAGCCCCTTCTTTTAGTTTATTTAAGAAGATTTTAAGCTGCACCAGGTGAGCCAAAAATACCTCTTGGATCGGAGAATCCAAATGAATATCTCTCTCTTGCTTTGAATCTTACATTACCAGTATCAAAGTCGCCTTCGATAGCTGTCTTGATTGGACTTCTAACAAACTGTTTTAGTCCGTTAGGAGCATCAGTCATAATGAAGAAAGCATCAGTGTCAGTTAAGAAATGATTAATTCTATAACCTTGTGGAATCATTCCCATTGAAGCCATAGCATTAATATCATTGTCTGCTGTACCAACTCTTTGAGGTGATCTTAAAATTCTCTCAGCAGTAAATTGTAATTCTTTTGGAATTATCAACTTTACACCTTGAGTAGAAATCTTTAGACCTCTTTCATCAACAAAAGCAGCAATGTCAATCATTGCTTGTTCAAGTGATGTCTCTGATAAGTCGGCAGCTGTAGACAACTCATTTCTAAAAGTTCCGCCACTTAATAGTGGATGAGCATCTGAACATAGTTCAACCCCATCACCACCAGTAAACGAACTGTTAAATGCGTTATTAAGAACATTAGCAGCTTTTACTTGCTTTGTATTAGACATACTTCTTGCCAAAGCTCTTGTATATCTTGCAGCTAATCTATCATATAGATTATCTTCAATTGCTTCTTCTGTTATAGCGAAAGCCATAGCTACAGTTTCGTGAGTATATCTTGCAGTAAATGACTCATTTGCGTCATCAAATTGTACTGCTTGACCCTCAGGTTTTACTGGAGCTGAGCCAAATCCACTTAACATTACTTCTTCTTCAAAAGCTCTGTCAGATGCCTCTGCTGTAAAAATTTCTGCGTGTTCATTTTCATACCTGTTATATTCCAGACCGAAAAGTGCGTTCAAGCCTGGTTCTAACTCTTTTACTAATTGTGCTCTAGATATTGCCATAAATTAATCTCCTATATACCAGTTGACAGCGAAGTTGTTTCAGAATCGAATCTTGAAGCATTCGCATTAAAGTGAGCATTAATTCTGACAATAAAAGGTATACCAGCAGCAGTAAAATCAGAGTTATCAGGATCATCTTGTATTCCAACAATTCTTAAACCTAAAGTTGCTGTAGTTGCTATACCACTTGTATCTAAAACAGCAGTGGATATACCAGTAGTGTTATTACCAGCGTTACCATTTGCCATAGGAGCATTTGAAAAAATACCTGCTCTTATTTCTGATTCAGTATCAAAACTGCTTCCACCAGCATCGCCAGCGATAACAAATAGTTGATTAGGATCGTCATAAACGAATGCCTTAACAGGATGGTTACTATCTGCATCAGCAGAAGAACCTTTCCATTGATTGGAGAATACTACTTCTCCTGTACTAGCTGAAACGTACTCACACCCATAGAAAACTCCCAAATACGCCACACTTCCCCCAGCAGCAGCACCGACTATATCGATGACCCCTGCAGCTAATGGAATAACAGGCGACCCTTGGTAAATTCTATTGGAGTTATCAGAGGCTATTCTGTATTCAGTAGTACCTGTACTATTATAGTTTGATCCCAACTTTGCAAGAGGTCTCAAACCAAAAGCCACATTTACATTAGCCATATTTTATTTCCTTCATAAAAAATTAATAATTAACTCCCTTTACGAGAGCCTCCAAAACTTACCCTTGTTTGTCTGTCTATATTGACAGGCATCTCGGGACGTTGTTCCCTTAAAATATCGTTATCAACGGATTTTACTTGATCTGCTGTAATATCTTTAAAATATTTTTTGCGCTGCTCGACTATTTCTTCAGGTATCCTTGCCAACACAAGGCCACCAACCCCGACTAACCCCTGATATTGTCCTTCTTGCACAACTGGATAATCGTGATCGCCAAGTTGGTTTTTTATTTCTTCAGCTCTTACGAACTCCCAACCTTCTCTTAGTTTTTTAGATACATTACCAGTATCCATAAAACCAATGCTTTCTGTTCTTATCCAACGATGTTTGAAGCCTTTTGGTGCAGGGGGTGCATCCAGACTTGATGGAGGAGTCCAAGGTTTAAGTCTCTCTTTTCTTTCACTTGAACTGCGTGAGGTTCTATTTATTTTATCATTCATATTTTACTCCTTCACGTATTTAGCATATTCTTCTACTGGCACTCCTAAACTTTTAGCTATCGCTACCTGTGAACGAGTGAGTTTCACAGTTCTGCGTCCTTGCTGTTTACGCCCTGCTGAGGCAACAGTTTGGACTGGTCGTTCCTTTACAAACTTATTTGGGAAATAATCCCTCATTTGTTTATCTACTTCAGCATAATACTCTTCGCTTTCTGCGTCAAACCCCTTTTGGATTAAATCTTCATGTATACCAAAAGCTGCATTTGTCATTGCTTTATCTTTACCAAACCAATTATTATCTTCAGCCCACTCTTGAGCTCTTGGGCTTGGCTCTGGTTGCACAGGTTGCTGAGGTTGTTGTTCTGCTTCTTGTTTTTCTTGTTCTTTAATACTATCTAATTCTTGTTTTTTATATTTTGCTCTTTCTTTTTCAACAGCAAGTCTTGTTAGATTCTGATTAGCGTCCATCATTTTATCATAATCTTGTGCTTCCATAGCATTTCGGAGCTGCGTCTTAACTTTATCTGTTTCTACATCAACTCTGTTTTCATACTCTTTGACATAAGCATCATCAGTTTGATGAAGAGTGCTTTCAACTTTTTGATATTTAGCTTGTAAACCTTTTGCATAATCAAGAGCTGCTTTTTCTCTTCTTTCAGCTTCACGCATTTTTCTTGTAAGCTGATTTATTCTTTTTTGAACTGAGTCAGAGTGTTCTTGTAAATTATCTTCTTTTACTTCCTTTACAGTAGCCTTTTCTTCTTTTGCATCTGAATGACCAGTATAACCTAAATCAACTGACTCAAGCTTAGCATCTTCTGTATTATCTTTTACATTATCTTTAACTTGAATCTCTTGTTCTTCGTAATTATCTGTATCTAATTCTATTTCTTGTTGTTGTGCCATACTATCTCCTAAAATAGTGCGAGGATGTCCTCGGGTTTTTTAATTGTACCAATAATCTCATCATCGTTTAAAATTCTGTGTTCGCCATAATTTGTTTTAAATCTGGCTCCTGCATACCTGCCGTAGATTACAAATTGACCTTCTTTACACCAAGGTCCTTCAGGAAATTTTTCTTTGTCTTTATAACAAAGTTCTCCCATTTTAACAACTAAGCCAACTACAGTAGTGACTTCTTTTGTTTCTTGTGTTTTGTCAGTAAGTATTATACCACCTTTTGTTTTAGCTTTACCTGTCCAAGGTCTAACTAATAATCTGTACCCTACTGGGTCTGGTATGGTGTCTAAATATGTTTTTGTTTCTTCTGGGCCTTTGGGTATCTTAATTTCGTCTTTTAACTTTAGCATCGTCATAAATCATGTTCCTTTTTTAGCAGGTCGTTTAAATCCTGAAGCAACGCTTCTAATGCGTTGATCTTACCTCTAGCATATTGTAAGTTTTCTATTGTGTCTACACCATAAATGACATCTTCTTTATATTTTTCTAAACTTTTTTTAATTATTGACCTTATATCTTGTATTGTATCTATATCTTGCATATTAAATTATGTTAAAATTTCTAAATATCCATCTCCATAATGCTGAACGTATAACAGATACTACAGTAAATATCAAAGCAATTCCTAAACTGTCAACAATAGATGGATACAATCCAAACAGAGGAAAAATTAAAACTTGAATTATAATGGCTAATAAAAAACCACTTCCCACATCTATTAAGCTGTGCGTAAAATCTTTTTTCATTTTTTTATAACTTTTGTATCTACTTTTTTAATTTTGTCCAGGGAACGCAATCCGCCGATGCCTAGCATTCCGAGCAAAAGCGGCATCATGATCGACATGTCAGCTTGTGGAACAGTAATACCAAATCCTGCACAAATCGGAGCCACCATAAAATTTATTCCTAGCGATAGCGCACAAATCCATCCACACAATGGTCTCCACGATGATTGAAACCAATTGCCTTTTGCTTCTTCGGTGTTTAATTTTATTTGAGCTAGAGCTAACTCTTGTGCATGTTTTTCTGCCATAGTAGATATTTCATGACTTAACTGAGCTGCTTTATCTTTGTCTCTTACAAATTTTCCTATAAGTTTTGTTGCTGGTCCTATTAATGCTGTAAGTGCCATTATTTAACTCCTATAAATTTTTTACCTTTTACTTGTATATCTTTAATACCTTTTATATCACTCATACCTACTCCGTTTTCTCTATGAGGACACCCTGGTTTTTTTATCATAACCATAACACCAATGTTAAAACCTATGCCTTGAGGGGTAGGTCCTCTCATTGGCGGAGCTCCGGTGGTAAGTTTTTTACTGGACATTTCTTTGATCCTTATCCATATCAGCCATTATTTTTATTTCTTGTAAATTAAGTTTTTCATCTGCTACTCTAATTCTTTCTTTACTTGCTTCCTCTGCATCTTCTCTTTTCATTTTTTCTAAGTCTATTTTTTCTGCAAACTCTTGTGATTTTCTATTTTCTTCTTGCATATTTTCGTTTGCTCTTCTTTGTATGTCCATAGCTCTTAAATCAAGCTCTTTTTGTTTTAATGCTACAAGTGGATCTTGTTGTTGTCCACCTTCTTGTTGTAAGTATTCTGCAGTAAGTCCTGCTATTTGTTCTGCTATCATATTTTCTGTTTCAGCTAAATAAGATTGAGGATCTATCTGTTCTAATTCTACTAAATCAGGTCTATTTGTTTTAACTTCTATAAAAACTTGTGCTCTAGCTTTCATAGAAATGTGTTCTTGTATATGAGCACTTAATAAAGCTTGAACCATAGGGTTTACTTGCACCATTCTTGTCTTCATAAAAGCTAAATGTGCAGCTATATGTGCGTCATGGTTCTGAAAGTAAAAAGCTACTGGAACTGCTGTACGTAAAGCACCAGCATTTTCTGCTCCAGGGTCCTGAGGTGTTGGTTTTGGCTCTGGTTTTAGTATTTTATCAATATTTTTTGTTCCCATTGCCTCATAAACTCTTCTATAAGCCTCTCTTAGGTTGTGCAACTCAGGATTTGACTGTGCAACTTGTAATTGCTGACTCGCAAGTGTAATTCTTTGCGATAAACTAAAAATATTTGGGTCTGCGACTGGAATTATGTCTACTTCGGGACCAAAATCCATCTGTTTTATGTTTTGATTACCGCCAGCTACAGCATAAGGGTAACTTGGAGGCAAATAAGTGCCAAAAACAGACGCTAAAAGTCTAAATTCTATACGCATTGCATAATAACAACGTTTATGTATAGCTGACATTACTCTAGAACCACGTTCTAGAAGAGCTAAAGTAGTTCCTACTGCTCTATTTTGTTTATCTTCACCAGTTTGCATGTCCATAACACCAGCAAATTTTTGTCCAGCTTGTACTACAAAGCCTAAAAGTTGCATCAACGTGTTACTAGGCTCTTTGAAAGGTAACATCATAAACTGATCTTTTATATTTCCACCTGGTGCATCTACATCTCTAAACTCTCCAGGTTGAAAAGCTTGATCATCATCTCTAATTCTTAATCCTCTTGACTTAAAACCAGCTGGTAAGTTTGATAATGTTCCAGCATCAAGTAATTGTCTTAGTGCAGCAGTTGCTGTTCTTGATAAACCACCTATCATATGTATTAAACCAAACCCATAAAATCCCAAACCAGGTAAAAATTTATAATGCACAAAATATTCTGTTCTGTTCATTTTAGGATCGTTTGCTAAGTAGTTACGATATATAGAAAGTATCTCTTGTGATCCCTCATCTATAGTTACGATGTAAGGTACTTTAATATTTTTTTCATCAGAGGTGTTTTCGTAATCTTCAATATCTAAATCTACGTGCATCTCTAAAATGTTATACTGATAGTCTTTTGTGTCTCCATCATCAACACCTTCCATCTGATTATACTTATCTTGAATATCATCATCTTTATTAGCAGAAGGACTTACATCAACATCTCTATAAAAACCTGCTCTTTGTTTTTTAATAATTTCATTCTCACTCATCTTTACTACATGAGTAATTCTTTCACATTCTTTTAAATCTGTTGCATAGTATGGAACAACTAAATCTTCTGCAGGTACAAACTTAGCTACTGCTCTGTCTAATACCTGATCATAATATATTTTTTTGAAAGCAGAACCTGCTAAGGGTAGATAGAATAATAATTGATCAAAGTCTGTAGTGTATTCTTCCATAACTTCAGTCAACATATAATTCATAAAATCTTTTACTCTAGTTGCCTGTTCTGCTCTTGCAACAGTTTCATCTCCTAATACTTGTGTATTAACAGGACCTTGTGCTGGTAACAATTCTTTATAAGCTTGTGCTTGAAATTGTGTTACTGCTTCTGCAAGTAAAGGATGCGTAACAGAACTTGCACCACTAAAAGGTCTTGACTCATCATTGTATTTAAAACCTAATAAGTCTAAGCCAGAGGTGTAAGACTTTTCCCAGTCACCTCTAGACTGTTTATCGTTTTTGTAATCAGTTACTAAATCACTTGCAAGTCTTCCTAAAATAGTTTCATCCATTTCCTCTGCAAGATTCGCATAAAAGTTTTCCTGCATTGGTTCTTCTTCAACTTCTAATTCATCTCCAGGTGATTCTATTTCAACATCTACTTCACCAAGTTGATCATCAGGATTAGGTAATTCTGTTCCTGCATCTTCGTTGAGTTCAATATCTTCTACATTTTCAACTGTAATATCTTCTTCTATCATAATATTTTTGTAGGTTTATTTTTTCCAATTTTAACAGGACATGTAACCATCTTACCTTTTCTTGCTTTAATAACATTAGACTTTGACATGTTGTCCACTAATGCTGATATATCATCAATCGCCATAGGGTACATTTTTCCTCTTTGTATATCTCTGCTTCTTAAGTTTCTTTGTTTTACTTCAACAGCTTCTAACATATCAGGTGCAACTATTTCAGGTAATTCTTTTTTTTCAATTAACTCTTTTGCAAGTTTTAGTCTTTCTATATTTTTATCTACATTTGCCATAATATTATACTACCATTTAAATATGTTTACTGCTAGTCCTCCTTTTTTATATCCTTTGATTGGCACATCTTTGAACTCTGGTTTAATTTTTATTGCGTAAGATAGATAATAATCAGCTTCATTTATTTCACCAGGTTCTCTTATTTTTACTTCTGTTCCTTGTAAAAAATCATAACCTAAAGTGCCAGTGTCATCAAATTGATTACCTCTCATTAATCTACCACCTGAGCTTTGAAAAGCTTCATACTCTTCCATAGTCATTGCAGCAACGTGTTCTTCAAACTCTATTTCTTGTCCAGTTTCAGGATCTATTGAATCTATTTTTCTAACAAACTTTACTCTTTTATTAGGATCTGATTTTGCTACCTTAATTTCTTTAACTTCAGTATCATATGTTTTAGCAAACTGTCTTAAAAAACTAGGTAGGGTTGCAGTAGGATTTTTTGCTTCTCTGCCTGTAGTTTTACCAGGTCTTAAATCTGTTTTAGCTGAACTTGTCATACGATCATAAAATTTTGGTTTTTTAGCTAATTCTGCTAATTCAGTTATAGCTCCTGGACCTTCTTCTTGAGTACGAGATCCTATTCTAAACATTTCTCGTACCTCTTCTAATTCTTCTTCAAAAACCTCTCCAGCTTTTCTTACTGTTATTTGACCTGTTCCTTTTGAATTACCATAAAATTCTAAATTACCTAATCTTTTTCTTTCTCTATGGTGAGTGACTTCATAAGGGTTAATATTTACCCAATCAATACCTTCTCTGGCTGCTTTTTTAATAGCGTATTTCATAGCTAGTGGACCCCAAGTTTCTTTACCATCTAAAGGTTTGTAATCGTATTTACTTTTTTCCCTTCGACTAACATCAGGTATAATTTTTTTTATATCTTCATATGTATTTGCTAGTCTGTTATATGATTTTACATCCTCTGGTGTCATACTAGGTTTAGCTAAATTTTCCATTTCATCTGCAACAGTCATTAATCTATCTCTATACATATTTGCATTTAACGTATCTAGATTAAACATGTTTCGTTGCAGTCTAATTTTTGCAGCTTCATCAAATAAAAACTGTGATGGATTAGGAAGGTCTGGTGCAGGTGTTGTGTATAATCTTGTAATTTCAGAATCTGGTATGACAGGCTCTTTCATTAGTTTAGCATCTCTTTTTAAATTAGGATTGAGTTCCCTACCAAATTCTTTAAAGTTTTTGTCAATTTGTGCTCTTGTTCTTGTTTTTGTAAAAATGTTTCTAACATCTTGATCAGTTAAAAGTTCTACTCCGTCATTAGCTCTTATTCTGTTTTGTTCAGCTTTAAATCTGTCTGCAGCTTTTTGTATTTGATCTTTAGCTATTTGTTTTTCTATACTCTGTCCTATATCATCTTGTACTTCATCAATCGAAATAGTTTTACCTCCAAAGGTAGGATGTACTGCTCTGACACCACCTCTTACATGTAGGATTTGAGCATTCATAATTTCACCACTAGGCAGTTTTCTGTTAAAATGTTTTACGTTATCAAGTTTAGGATTTAAATCTAAACCAGGTACTTGATCTTGTGCTCTTTTGTAAACTTTAGGATTTATTAAAATAACAGTTTCAAAAAAATTTTCTGTGCCGTAAGTTCTATAAGCTTCTAAACCTGAATATTCATTATAAGGAGATACGTTTTTTAAAGGAGCAATTGCTTCTCCTTCTTTTTTTATTAATCTTCCTTTAGCATCTCTTGCTGCTTTGTCTCTTACAGATAGTAAGTTAAAAAAGTTTAAATCTTTTAATCCATCTCTGGCTGCGTTATCACCTCTAGTGCCATCAACAAACATTTTCATACGTCCTGAAAATCTGTCTGTTGCCTCTGCTAATTTTTGAACAACATTTATTACTTTTGTATCAGGATCTGTTCCTTCATATCCTTTTCCTAAAACTCGGGCAGGGGACTCAAAAAATTTTATTATTCTATCATTCTCTATACTTTTATTTTCTGGTGCTCTTAAATCATTGTTAAATTCTAACACTCTTTTAGCTAAACTTTTAACAGGTGCTGCAACACTATTCATCGGAATTTGATTATAATCTCCTATCTCATCTGCTACTAATTTTAGTTCTGCTCCAAAGCCACCAGCATTTGTATAATACGCATCAGATAACAAAGACTGATTGTATAAATTATATAAAGCATTGTATCTGGTATTAGCTTGTCTAATGTTTCTATGTTTAGCTATGTTCAAACTTAATTGATTTAATAAATTTGTATCGTCTGCTTCAAAATTACCTTTTACTTTATTATCTCCCATAGCAATTTTTCTAATAATGTTACGAAGCTCGTTAGAATATAATTTACCTTCTTTAGCAAAATTAGCAGAGTTATATTCCATAGTTATTAGATTGTTAGCTGGTGCATTTCTAATTAAAGATAATATAGAACTAGGTAAAATTTTTTGTGGTTGCTTTGAACCATAATTCATATCTTCAACATACTTTAAATAGCCATCAACTAAATTACCCTGCTCATCAAATCGTGCAATATTAGTATCAGCTATTTCTTGTTTCGTGATTGTTGTAGGAACTTTTCTATTTAGTGCAACAAAGTTGTAGTTCATTTTTTTTGCACCAAACATTCTTTTCCAATAATCTACACTTCTGGGATGACCATTAGGTACTGCTTCTACTACATAGTCATACAAAGGTGATCCTATTCCATACATATCATTATCAGGTTGCGCACCTCCTAAAGTTAAAGGGCGTTCTTTAACTAATTTTTTTTGTTGAAGAATAAACTTATCTTCATTTTCTCTAAATTTTTTTAAATCTAATCTAGTTTTATCAGCCTTATCTATCTCATCATCAGCTGCTTTATATTCTGTTAAAGAATATTCTGGTTTCTTATTTGCTAATGGTTGACCTGGTGCAGCAGGATCTTCTAATCGTTCTGTATTACGTTGTACTTCTTTTTTAAATTTTGGAACTATTGGATCAGGATTAGGTTCTGTTTCTTTTACAAAATTTTTATAATAGTCTTTAGCATACCTGCCTATGTTTTTTCTAAAAACAATTGCAGCACCAAGTGCACCTATACCAGCTGCTACTTTACCTAAGCCTATACCAGAATCTTCTTCTTCGTATGCCATTAACTATTCTTTCGTGGTCTTCCGGGTCCTTTTTTCTTTTTAGGTAGGCACTCGCAAATTTTTCCAAATAATCTTTTTTTAATTTTAGTGATTATGTTTTTGATTTTTTGTATCATACAATCCTCAGTAATAGTTGTATTCTTTTGGTGGTCGTTCTTCGTTCTCTAATAAGTCTGAGTATAGTTCAACGAAACTACCTTGTCTATATCGTAACATAGCTTGTGTCATACTGTCCACATAGTCATCGTTTGCACCATTAGGAAAAGCAGCACACTCATCTATCACTTCATCTGCAAATTTTTCACCAAACGGATACCACACTGCACCACTCTCAAACAAGGGTGCTACTGCATTTACCCTGGTATATTTATCATTCCCTTTGGCAGGTGTAAACGGAACAACAGGTATACCCATTCTTCTAAACTCTTGTGTTAATGGTTCACCACTTGCTTTTTGTTCAATGATTACTGATTCGGGTTCCCAGTATTTATAATGTTGTAATGCCACCACTTTGAGTTCTGGAAAATCAAACTTGCCACGAAAAGCATCTAACAACATCACTTGTGGTGCTCCTCCTTCTTCGGGAAAAAATACACCCCATGTTGTAATCGCACTATAGTCTGCAGTTTCTTTTTTACTAAATGCTGTATCATAACTTTGTATGACGTGCATTAAATTAGGAACACCTTCGTGTTTCCAAGGTTGCCACCACTCACGTTTTATAATCGCACCTTCATCGGAAGTTGGTTCTTGCATATACTGGGCTGACCAGTTACGGATCGGGATAGAGGCTTTTATTTTTTCTAGTTCATCTACTTCCCAATACTCAGGCCAGACAGGGTTCCCTGAATCGAGAATCGCAGGAAAAGAAATTTGTCTCCACTCATCTGCTTTCGGTTCTGTTTGAGCACGTAACAAGCGACCAGTTAAATCATCCTCGGCCCATCGTGTCATTACTAAAAGTATCGAGCCTCCCGGTTGCAATCTTTGTCTGGGTCCTGATGTATACCATTCGTATGCACGTTCCATAGCAACATCTGACATTGAATCTTGTTCCGTATGTGGATCATCAATAATCAGTAAGTCTGCACCACGACCGGTGATAGACGCACCGACACCAGCTGCATAATATTCTCCACCTTGACTAATCTCCCATCTTCCTTTTGCTTTTGAGTCTTCTCTTAGTTTCACATCACCAAAAATTTGTTTGTACTCTGGCGAGTCAATAATATTTCGAACCTTACTTCCAAATCGTACTGCTAGTTCTGTATTATGAGATACTTGCATAATTTTTAATTTTGGATACTTACCAATAATCCAGGCAGGGAAGTAAACGGAAGCAAATTCAGATTTCGTGTGTCGAGGGGGCATGTTAATTATGAGCCTCCCTTTTTTATCTGAAGCTATTTTAGTAAACTCATTTGCAATAATCTGATGATGTCCCATCTTATTTGGGTCTGTAGTTTTACGATATATAAAGTCGGGCCAGACTTCTTTAACGAAATATAAAAAGTTATCTTGACATAATTTTATATGCTCGATCCATCTCTTTTCTACTTCGAGCCTCAACGTTTCAGTTGTCATTAAATCTGGCTTCATAGTTTAGTTATACACTACCCATATCGTTTCGCAAGTATATACGCGTGAAAAACTTGCACGTAAAGTAAAAATTTTTTTGCGTACGCCTCCCTCTGTGTGGGCGTGAAATGGGCAACCTACGGCTTTTAAATGGGCATAGAGCCTTGTTTCGTGTGGGCTGTGGGGACAGATAGTCCCCACATTTTAAGGACTATCTATCTATAATGACTGCTAATTCTGCAAGATATTCCATTAGTTTTTCTTTGAGTGCATTTGTCACATTGCTATTAGGATACTCTGCATAAATTTCTATGATAGCTTTTTCCATAGCACTACACACTAATTGATAATTAATCTGTTTTCTTTGTTCTTCTGTTAATGAATTTCTTAATTCATTAAATCTTGAATTACTAGAAATAATAGATTGATTATTGATTAAGTCTAAAACATTGTTAGGCATAATAACCCCCATGTTTTATAGTAGTTCCTCTTTCAGTAGTTAACACAGAGTATTCACCATCTGCACCTGTTTCAACTACTACACCGATAACTTTAAGTTTATTAATTAAGGATACTATATCCCTATCAAATTTAAACTCTTCAGCAATCCTATATAAATAACAAGGATCTACTATAACAAATTGACCACTATCAACACCAAATTTTTTAACTTCATATTTAGGTTTAAATTCACTCATTTAATTTACCTCTTTTAAGTTATCAGTTAATAAAGAAACTCTCTTGCCTTTAGATGAATACTCTTCATATAAAGACTGATGATCTTCTTTAAACTTTTTATTATTGAAGTTATTAGGATAGGTTATTGTTCTTTGCACATAACCTTCAAATCCTTCTTTATTAATATGAATTTCATTAATGCCTTTAGAATCCATATATTGAGTAATAATTTTTTTAAGATTTGCATACTTTTCTGCAAACTCTTTTCTTTTATTATCAGCATCATATATATCTGCTAAAACTTCATTAATGTTTATTTCTAATTTTGATTTAAGATTTTTCATTGTTTTTTCCTTTCGTTTAAAGTTTTGTTTATGAATTAATCTTACTATTAATATAATATTTATAATCCGTTAAATCAAGGAAATAAAATAAAAAAACTTTTTAATTTTTCTTCCGAAGCTCACAAAACGCATCCCCTGGTGCGCCAGCAGGCACAAGTCTCGCACGTAACGGGAAACGGGAATGGGAAATGGTAATGGGAATGGGAGTTCGTTCACCAGCTAGTGCGATCCGCGGCCAGCTGCGGCCCCTGTCACGAACACAAAACCTGGTGCAACGGAAATGGGAAACGGGAACGGGGAACTATGTAGCGAAGTATAAAAAGAAAAGAGAGATTGCTAAGTATAGCAATCCCTCTAAAAAGATTAGTGGCAAATCTAACAAATTTCAAAGCCTCCAGATTCACGACAGAATTTGGCGAAGTCTTTTACATTGTCCACACTAAAAGGATAATGAGCTTCATAGTTTGTTAGCTTTTGAATATCATTCCATTGACTGTTAAATGGTTCTGGATAATCGTTTGGAACTAAATCTTTTTTACCCGTATGCCTTTCAACAATTTTTCTTAACTCCTTATGTTTTTTTTCAATTTCTTTGTTATGTGCTTTAGCTTTTTTCATCTTGTCATCTGTAGCATCTTGGTATCTTTTCGCTATACCCTCATCTATAGACGCTTCTAAAAGATCTGCAATAACTTTGGCTTTTTTTTCGTCAACTCTATAACCTCCGTTATGGTGCCAACCTTGTCTATCCTTGTCTGTTGTAAACTCTTTATCAGCTAACCACAAAACAAAGTCTGCTAATGGTCGCCACCACCAAACATTATTTCTAAAATAATAACCTGGATTTTCTTTTTCAAATTTTTCTACATCTTTAAAATATTGTTCTGCTTCTGCTTTTGTGTGATTGTTCCAATCTATTTTTGGTCTTTCACTTTTTAATTTTGGATTTAGTCCGTAAATATCAAATCCCATTTTTACCTCCGTTTAAGTTTAAAATTAAATTATACTATATATATCGGATAGCACAAGACATTTATCAACCTGCTTTCAAAAATTTTTTTGGCATGTCGCGGATCTGGCGCAGCGAGCTGGAAACCTCAAACGCAGACCTACCTTAGTCTTGCGAAAACGGGAACGGGATTTTCCAGCACCGGCGCCTGGCCGGAAATAGCCATCCTGAAAAAAAAATACTAGGAAATCCTTGGTGAACGGGAACGGGAACTTTCATTTCCAGCTCCCAGGCCCCGCGGGGCTGCAAAGCTTCCCTGCAAAAAAAAATTCCCGTTACCTAATGGTAACGGGAACGGGATCTAAGAATCTTCTTTTACATTGTCAAGTAACTTGTCTGATAAATCTTGAAATAAATAATGTATTATTTCTCTTTCTTTTTTATCTTCAATTTCTTCTATTACTCTTAGATAAATATTCTGTATTTCATCAACACTTTTTGTAATGATATTCACTTCTTTAACTCCTCTCCTTTTACCTTTGGGAAATGGTCAGGAGCTACTCCAAAGTTGTCGTAATACTTTTGCAGTCCTTCTTTGTCAATGATCTCGATGCCTTCTTCTCCTTTTACTTTAATGTAGCCTCTGTCCTCCAGGTCTTTCATTGCTTGAATAAACAAGGGGTCCATTAGCATAAGTTTTGTTAAATCGTCCATTTTTTTCTCCGTTAGTTTGTGAGAGAGAGTTACCAGAGTAACAGTCCACTACGTTTTAAAGCTACATTTGTTTTCATAGTTACTCTCTCATAATTAATAATACTATATTTATCGGATAAGTCAAACCTTTTTAACACACCTTCATGTTTCCAGCACGGCTGCGCCTGCGGGGATGCGGCCCAGGTCACCACGCACCCGTCCGGATCTTACACGTAACGGGAACGGGCAACGGGCTCTAAAAAATTAGAGCCACGATCGCAAACATTAAAATAATTAAAGCAGCTGCTAAAACTCTAGGCATGATCATAATCAAAAAAAACATGATTAAAAAAAACCCAAACATTAAAACTGCCTAATGAGCACACGCCCCTCAGGCAAATTAGCCACCCAGGTCTTGCCCTCTAGATCATCAAAAGTATTTATATTGCTATAGTCTTCTTTTAGCTTTTCAAATGAGTCGTACTCGGCATATGTGCAACAAAACGCTACTGGATCATATTCGACATCGGAGCCCATCTCATCTTCCCATTCGAAAATTTGCTCCCACGCCTCGTAGCTGAACTGCTTCCAGCGGTAATGCTGTCTCACCTGCTCGATAAAATTTTTTTTGTTTAAAGTTATTTTCATTTTTACCTCCGTTTAATATCGGATAATATAGCACAGGGTTTCAGGATGTCAAGCCAGTAGTTTTCCGCTAGGGCTGCGCGGAGCTGGCCGCCTGGCGGGAAACGCCAGGATCACCTGAGAGCATTTTATTTATAATGATAACGGGAACGGGCATCCCGATTGCGGGAACGGGAACTCCGGGCTCACGAATCTCGTACAGTTTTGGTGGTACATGGATGAGGGGCCAGTTCAAGATGTAAGAAAGTCCACCAGCTCCTTTGTATTTTAAATGCCATGCTATTTGATATTTAGAAACATTCAAATTCTTACCTTGATTTGCTTTCAATTCTAACCAAAAACTACAAGATTGATAACAGCAATGAACATCAGGGATTCCGTTGATAGTAGAACTTTCAATCTTAGTAAAATGAGCACCTGGTAACTCTTTCTGAAGCAGGTTAAGTTTATTCCAAATTTTTTTTTCAGTTAGTCTTTTTTTTAGAGGGCGTGACATCTATTATCGTAGCTCCATCATTGATTTTATTCTCTAATTCTTTCAATCTTTTTTCTAATTCTACCCTACTCATACCCTCTAATGTACTATGAGTCACCTCTTTTTTATCCACAAATTGTCCTGCAAGCTGTCCTGACCTAAACTCTGCAGCAATAGCTCCTGTGTACTGTCCTTTTTGTTCAGCTCCATCACGTAATCTTTCAAAAGTTTTATATCTTCTTAATTTGTCTTTTTCATATTTCTCTTGTTCTTTACTTAATTTATACTCTAAGTATCTACACACGTGTGGATTCAAATTTGGGTTGGTGAGCTTACTGGCTAATACCATAGCAGCATCTTTATTTTTACTTTTGTATCCAGCTTTTAATAAAGCATCTACCTTTGTGATATTACCCCAATCATTCACTAAAATATCTATGTAGTTTTTTTGTTTAGTTGTTAAATCTTTTTGTGTTCTAACTATTTTTTTTCTCTGTGGCATGTATATATCTCTATAGGTTAAATTTTTTTATAAAAAAATTGCATAGTCGCCTCCATTGTTTTCCTAAAAAAGATGCAAAATTCCTGTTTTTTTCCCAAAACTTTTTCTCTGTAATACAAGGTGAGTCTATGTTTTGCATGTTTTCCCAAAACTTTTACACTTTTTACAACTTTTTTTAAAAAAAGTTTGTATATAGACATATATAATAAACATTGACTTCATCCTGTAAATATCATAATTTTACTTTGAGATTAAGATTATTTTTATAATCTCGTCTCCGTTTAAAGTCTTAGGGTAAGTCGGGTCCATTCAGCTTACCCTAAGTTATCACACTTAAAAAAATACTTGTAACCAAAACACAAGCTCCCAAAACAGCGTCTTTTCTAATTTGCTTCATCTCTTTTTTAATATTCTTTTTTTTTGCACTATCGTAAGTCATTTGTAGTTTTTTAAACAAAGTATTATATCTGTGCCATTGTATATGTTTATTTTTAAAAGTTATTTTTTTTTGTTTTATAGCGCCAGTATAAGCTTCGCATACAGATTCAGGATCTAACATAGCCCAATTACATACTCTATCAAAATCAGAACATTCACTTAAAATCCAATTATGAGCTTTAACTTTTAAAGTTGCTGATTTTCTATCTGTTCTGTCAATCATAGTGTCTTCCAGGGCACTTACAACAACAGCTCTCCACATATAATTTTCTGCATAGCAGTCTGTGTGTGTCAATAAATTTCTTGAAAATCTGTATCCTAGTTTTAATAAAAACTCAGTTGAGGGAGGCTGGAACTGTATCTTGGCGACCATACTTCATCACCCAGTTTATTTTAGATCGGTTTCGTACATAGTTTAATATTTTTATGTATTGCATATAAATTGTTTTCTCGTTTTTTATGTTTAATTCTAAAAATATCAGAGTCAAATAAAGGGTCATACCCAGCATCATAACCTTTGTAACTACAATATTTTAAAGAACGCATAATACCTGTTACGTAAGAATAGTCTTCATTATTTAAATTTTGTTTTAGCAGTTCCAAAGCCTTTATGAAATCATCTCTAGTTTTAAAATTACTCATAAATATAATTTAACAAATCAAAATTATTTTTCAACAATTTATAAAGACCTCGATTCGTGTTCCTCTTCTTTTGACTTCTGAATCATTTGTTCTTTAAATTTAGTAACCCCTATTTTTTTTTGCTTTGCTACACTTTCAATGTAATCGTTGATAAGCATAGTAATGGTGCCAGTAAACTTTCTTTGTTGCAGGTATGATACACCACGTACTGCGTGATAATCATTTATGTTTAAAGTTATACTCTTCCATTTTTTTTTGTCCATAATACCTCCTATAGTTAATCGTGACAAAAACAAACATCATCTGACTTATCAAAGTCAAACAAATCTAATTGTGACTGGCTAATCTGTAATAGGGTTTTATAATCAGGTCTATCGTGCCTAAACAAAAACCCATCTTTAGATTTATCTCCCAGCTGCTTCTTCTCCTGATCCATCCACCATTGTGCTTTTTCTGGATAGTTCTTCATAATATTCATTATAGTATTCTTACCTTTTAAAAAGCATAGATCACAATTACCAAGTGGTGTCTTACCATTTATACCTGGTAATCGTAAATCAAAATCATTATTCTTCCAAAACTCTGCAACATCTTTTACTGTTTTCTTTTCTATATGCAGAGGAGCTTCGGAGTTCCATCTCTCTTTATCTTTTGCTCTAGCTAATCGAGCTACCCTATGTGGTTCATCATAACGTAAACCAACATAGTTCCACCAGTAATCGTGTCCTCTGGACTGCATAAATTCTTTCATAGGTCTGATCTTTAATTCTGATGTACAATATCTTGTTACTGGATTTGGTAAGAATCTTCTTTTAGTAATTAACTTATCATACGGCTCCCCGTTTCGTGATGCGGAGTTATGGTTTAGTTCTACAAATTTTTTATCTTCATCCCACTCGATCCAATGAATCTTAACATTCCAGTTAACAGAACAATCACGAACAAAGTCTAATGTTTCATTCATTTCTTTACCAGTATTTGCAAACACGACATAAATATCATCTGGCAGTTTGTCGTTATAATAGTTCAAAACTTCTCTTAGCATAAAGCCTGATGTTCTACCCCCAGAAAAACTGAGCAGCCCAGGTCTTTCTAAATCATATGCACATACCCTGTCAGGTCTTGGTATTAAATTTTTTTCTTTTGTCATAATTTTGGTTTTTTTAAATATACTAAAAAAGATGCTAGTCTATCATCTATCATCCACCTGGAATCACCTTCATGATTATAGCATCTTATTTCAGTCAACTCTTTTTTTAGATTCTCGTCATCTTTATCTTGATCTAAAATAGTTTGTATCTGTTTGTAAAACTGTTTAATGTTTCGTATTGTTTCCATGTACTAACGTTAATTCTTTATCAGCCTCTTCAAAATAATCTTTTACGGCTTGTTTTTGTTCTACTGGCATACCTTCCAACAAACAGATTCTAATGTTTTCATCTTTTAACATTTGTCGCATAGCCTGATTTTTTGTGATGTTCTTTTTTTTATACTCTAACATTATTTCTTCTACTTTTTTTTCTGCCTGCTCTGTGCAGTAATCAAATAATTTACTCATGATATTCCTTTAACCTTCCTTTATCTTTTGATTGCATAAACTCTTTACCAAATGCGGCTTCGTTTATTTTTTGTATTTCTTGTTTGTACGCCTTTATTCTTAGTTCAGACATATGGATAGCTAATTCAGCTAAACTAATTAAGGGACTTCGATGTGCTTTTGCAATAAAATCTTCTTGTTTCTTTATCTCCTTCAATATAGCATTTACTCTAAGTCTATTTATATTAACAACATTACTCATTACGCAACCTTCAATACTTTTAAAAGACACTTATATTGTTGTCTAGACTTTTTAGTCATCATTAGCTCATCTGCTTCTTTATAACCTTTTCTACCAATCATAACATGCCAAGTATCTTCTAATGGTATTCTGATTGTAATCTTGTTTTTAGGATTATACCAGTAAGAAGTGGTTAACTTCATTATGTGTAACTTTATATGTTGTGGTGTAATCATCAACCAGTCTGAGTTTTTAAAGGATCTTATTTTTCTTTTCTGTTTCATGTTTCGTGCTCCGTTATGTTAATAAATTAAATGGGTAGATACCAAACGTAGTCTTCTGAGAATTTATATACCTACCCACCTTTTTCCAAACAAATAATGAATTACGCAAGGAGGGGCCTAAAAATTGAAAAAAGCCCAAACGTAACTCATATACTATATATATGTTATTTTATCGGATATGTCAATACCCTTACATCGCTTCGCCAAAATTTTTTCCTATTGCTACATCTACAACACTAGGTACATTTAGCTCCATACAATGTTCCATAGTCTTTTTTATCTTATCTATCTGGCTTCTATCCTCAAGATTAAAACATAGTTCATCGTGTATTTGTATCATAGGTTGTATGTCTAACTCTTCCTTACAGGCAACAATTGCTGCTTTAGTTTGATCAGCTGCACTACCCTGTATCAATCTATTTAGTGCCTTATAGGTATAACATCGTTTAATATTATTTCTACCATATTTTGCTACTGCATTTTCATATGTGTCAGGTGTATGTATACCAAAGTCTTTTGGCTCCCACATATTAAATCTGCATTTGCGCCCCTTCTTAGTTCGTATAGAACCAGACTCATTTGCTTTACGCATACAACGATCTGAGAGCTGCTTAACAAAAGGCACCTTATCGTTATATTTATTTATCAATGCCATAGCTTCATCATATTCAAGACCTAGCATATTAGATAGTTTGTGTTTACCCATACCATACATCAAGCCAAGTCCGATAGTCTTTGCTGCTTTACGACCAATACCACATATGTCAGCTACTGTTTGATGAAAGTCAGCATCTGCATTTGCATAAGCTTCTACTAACTCTTGGCTGCCCTCATAACCTTCACCTATGCTACTAGCATAATGAACCACCAGTCTAGGCTCCTGTTGGGAGTAATCAAAACTACCCCATTCACATTTTTCTTCTGGTAAAAATAGTCCCCTAATTAGTGGACCAAAATCTTTGTTTCTAGCAGGTAGTTGTTGTAGGTTAGGGTTTGACATAGATAACCTGCCAGAAACAGTCCCACCATTGTCAGACCTGAGTTGATTAATCTCACCAAAGATCCGACCCTTGTGTTCGTATTTCATTATACTAGATAAAAATGTATTGTGAAATTTATTTATCTCTCTAGCTTGTACAATTAGTTTACTAAAGTCATGTGTATCGTTTGACAACCAATTTTGTGTAAAGCTTGGCTCTTTTGATTTTTCTGTTCTAGGGTATTCTACACCTAACTTGTCATAAGCCCACCCTATTTGTCGTGCTGCCCAAATGTCTATGTCTTTACCAATCATTTTGTTTATCTTGTGCAATAAGTCTTTTTCTTTTTTTATAAAGTTTTGTCTCAACATTGCTGCTTGCTGCACATCTACACGAACACCCTTCCATCGCATATCTATAAGTGTAGGTAGTAAATCTCTTTCCAACTCCCATACAGTTCCTAAATTTTGTTGATGCAGCTCAACCTTAAATCGTTGCCACAAAAGATACGTGAGTCGTGCATCTTGCTCAGCATAATGTCCAACATGTTCAGCTGGTAACTTCCACATCTCACCTTTCGGATCTACTCCATGATTTTTAGCAGCTTCTACTAATTCTGTTTCAGCTTTTATTTCTCCCAGGTAATCTTTTGCTAGACTATTTAACCTGTAAGAGTATCTATTCTCATCTACTAATGCTCCAGCAACCATAGTATCGACAATCTCCCCATTGACCTCAATGCCATGTGCTCGAAGCCATCCCACATCGTAGGGTGCGTTGTGAAATATCTTACGACAAGGCAGCGCACAAACATCTTTCATATATTGCAGCACCTGTTCTTTTATTAAATTACCACCACCAAAATGATCCATAGGATAATATCCTTGCCAACCCTCAACTGCTACAGCAAAACCTACTATCTTACCTTTGTTTAATGCCCAGCCAGCACCAAGCCCTTCATTGATACCATCGTCTTTTGTTTCTAAATCTATTGCGATCTCTTTTGCTTCGGATAAATCTTTGTATTCTACTGGTGTAGACCATATATTCTTCTTATAATTCAATGTAAGCTGTAAACTAGTCAATGAAACCCCCTGTGAGCTTGTGTTTGAAATAAAAACCCGTTTAAATGACCGCTGAGTGCCTGTAAAAATGTTTCCCTTATGATTCTACCTTGGTTTTTGACCATAATCTCTCTCTAAAATCATTTCACAATAATGTATTGCCTTTTTAATGTCATCAGCCTTACCTTTACTTTGATGACGACATACATACTTAATAACATTACCCTCAGCAAATAATAATTTGTTTTTATTAATAAACTGTGAGGGCTGTATATTAAAATCCTGGTAGTGACTTCCGCCTTTTTGCCACAAGTCTTTTTTCTCTTTCATGTTCCTCCTTAGTTTTCAATACAAAACCATCTCTAATCAAATCAAACAATTTATTCTCTACCTCTGACTTAGTAGGTCTAGTTTTAAATTCTAATGTTATGTTAATTTTATAACTCATATTACACCAGCGTTTTGTAAACCTATTATGGTGCTAATGATCGTATAAATCCAAATCATTTCCATTATTTTTTCTCCCTTAAATATATTAAATAATCTTCACCTATCGGATAATTATACCTATAATTACTAGATAGTATATGTAAAGTATCTCTGGCTCTCGTGGCTCCTGTGTAATAAACTCTTTTTTCATCAGACTTATCATCTGCTGATTTTTTATTTACAAAAGAGGATGGGTAGTTAGCTTTAGAATATAATAAAACATTATTTGCCTCTCCACCTTTGACACTATGTATCGTATCAATTATGATCTGTGGATCATTATCTAAACTATCTTGACCATATCTTTTTAATAATCTAATAAAATATTCTGTTTGTGTCGCTGTAAAGTTTCTTTGTAATATATCCCACCAAGGTTTAGTAGCTGCATCATCATTTAAATTTAAACCACACCAATCACACAACCCATCAAAATCATATTCATGTGTATCTGGTAACTCTATCCAAAAAGAAGTTCTCCTATAACTATGATCTTTAATCTCTCGAATGTATCGCATCATAATTTCAGCATCATGTTTTTTTATAGATTTACCTTTACTAATTCTTGTCCAGGACTTTATAGCTCTCCATTGTTTTGTATCAAAAGATTTATTCCCTCTGTTGTCTCCGTAATATAATCCAGCATCTTTTGCACAAGCTCGAAGTTCATTGACAGTAGTATTAACTCTACCTAGTAAATACCAAGTTCCGGGCAGCTCTCCTATTGGTATCTCAGCAAAGTTTAAATATCTTTTTACATAACCATCTTTTTTTAACGAGTCATAATCTTTCTCTATACTATCTAGTATACCCCTTCTAATGATCTGACTAAAATGATGTATGGCTTCACCAAATCTTCTCGTTTGTCTTAGTATAACTTTACGCCCTGGAAAATATGTAGTGAAATATTTAGGATCACTGCCATTAAATTTGTATATTCCTTGATCATCATCCCCTGCTAAATATATTCTTTTTGCACCCTGTGCCATTTTATATAACACACTCCATTGTAAAGGTGTAAAGTCTTGAGCTTCATCTAATATTAATATTTCTAACTTTGGAAAGTCTACCTCTTCAATAGTTCTTTCAATCATGTCAGTAAAGTCTATAAAACTATCTTTTTTATAATGTTCATATGTATCTATCTTTCTTAAAAATACATCTAGGCTATCCATTTTTGATTGTTCTCTTTTGTATACTTTAACTGGCTCCTCCATCATGTTTCGTGCTTTATCATACACACCTAATGACCAATCTTTATAAGTAAAATTATCATCAGACAACCTAGTATCACTTCTTTTTATGATGCTAGCTTGTAACGCATAATCTAACATACAAGCTTTCGGATCAAATACTTCTTCTTCAAAGTATCGTCTACAGTATTTATGTAATGTTTTAAATCGTGCAAAGTCATCACTATCATACTGTGGAAAAGCTTTTATTGCTCTATCAATGGCTGTGTTAACTGCTTTATTTGTAAAAGATATGAATGCAATGTCTATTGGTTTGACACCTTTTTTTAAATGACCTTTCAATACTCTTTCGACAAGTGTATGTGTTTTACCTGTACCTGGTGGTCCAAATATTTTTATTGTTTTCCTGTGTAGAACTTTATGTCTTTGAAGTTCTAAATTTTCCTGTGTGATACTCATCATCCATCTCGCTTACATCTTCTTTTACTTTCTTTTTTATTGTTTTATGTTTTACAAACTCAGGCATCTTTACACTCCACACGTTTTTCTCACCCTCGTGATAGTCTAACTTTTTACAGTCTAGCATACGTAAAGCTGCCATAGGATTAGCAAATGTTCTTGTGCCACTTTTATTTAAAAAATTAGCTATGGTTATCTTTTTAAAATAACATATGTTGGTATTACTATCTAATACAACGTAACCATCTTTTAACTTTTCGAATCTATCCTGTTCTATATGACTTTCAAAAAACTTTTTCAATGTTTCATATTTTTCTTCTTCTACTGTATCTGTATATTTATGTTCTGTGCTTTCTACAGATTTTTCTACTATGCTTTTCATTAACATTTCAAAAGGACTAATACCTTTTCTAGGTTTAGGTAATGTTAGCCAGTAGATTCTATATCGTAATAACTTTACTCTCCAACTTTTTTCGTCCTTCATATCATCAGGAGTAACTGTAACTCTTTGACCCTCATACTCAAAATCAAACCAAGTATTTTTTGTATCTTGCACATAAGTTATGTTTGTAAATTTATCTATGATAGATGGTGTATCATCTCCTCTACCTAATCTCCTAGTTTTACATAATTCATAATTACATATCGGTGCAAACTCAGAATGTTTTGGTGGACATTGAAAACCATATCCCTCTTTGTGTATCGTTTTAGTCATTTGTGATACTTCTGTTTCTGGTAAAGGTTTAGTAAATATCTGCTTATTTCTTTCTTGCATAATTACATTCAAATCAGAATAATTTATACCAGACGATTTTTTCATTTCTAAAACACATACGTTGTATAAAAATTGATGTCTCATACCACCAGACCAACCTTCTTGCACTAATTTTTGAACACATGGCGGAAAGTGTTTCCAATCTCTTTCAACATCATACTCTTCTATTTGTGCATTAAAAAATGTTTGTGGATCTATTGCTTTTAATTTAATTAACTCTATAAATTGACCCACCAATACAGGAGTGCTCTGATTATTAAATGCAAACTCCATTGTGGCATTCATATTAAAATAAGGCATATTGATAGTTTTATTACAGGGAAATATTTCGTTAGCTAAAAAATATTGCTCATTGTATTGTTGTAACTTTGCTTTTACTTTATCTATCTTTGCTGGTTTAGTAAAAAAAATAAATAAATGTAAGCCACCTGATTTAGATACTACAGGTATAAAAGGCAAATTAAAATTTGCTATTATGTTTATGGTTTTCTTTTTTGAAAAATTTTTATAATCGTTAGGATCTATATCTATACAAGCCCAGACACATTCATCACCTAACTCAGGTCTAAGACCTATTCTATATTTACCATCTAAATGATCTTTCCAAACTTTAGGACTTATATCTTCATGTACTGTTATATATCGTGCCTCTTTCTTACCATTTGATCCACTCTCCCCTGTAAGAGAGAGCTTCACAAATGATTTTGGATAAGCAGCAAATAGTTTATGCAGCTCCTTATGAAACATTAGAAGGGTACTTCTTTTGCTTCTTTCGTATTAGGATTGTCAGTTTGCTCTTGGCTTTCTGGACCATAATACAAATTAAATTCTTTAGCGTGATGTGCAAAGGTTTTTGCTTTGACATAAGTAGTAGCGTCTTTTTTATCAGACTCTTCTAAAAACCTATCAAATCTAATTTGCCAACCCCAGTATTTATATGTGCCACTTTTCTGTCTTATAGTGCTAAGTCTATATACACATTTATAACCTGGAGGTGTCTGTCCATCTATTTGATTACTTCGTAGTTTTTGTAACCACTCGGTTGCTTTTTTCTTTTGTGTAGACTTCATAGTTATTAAACCCTCTTCTATTACTTGATATTTAGAGTCTAATATCATAACAAACCAATTACCTGTATCTTCAACATAATTACCATTAGGTAGTTCATCTTTATTACCATTTCTAACTGTACCCTCTGGCTTGTCTTTATGTACGGCAACAGGTCTGTTGTTACCATCCTCTAAAGGTGCCCACTCGTTAAAACTTCTTTTGTAATAACAAGGCACAACTAACATACCAGGTTCTCCAGCATAAGCTCTTTCGCTAGTTTGGTTATAGATACAACCCTCACTAACTGGTTTACCATCTACAGTTTTTTCTACATCAGGCATACTGCTAGAATAAATTATCTTGATTAAAGGTAACTTAAACTCATCAGATGAGGCTTCTTCAAACCCCATACCTGCATCTTTTTTCCAGTCATTTAAGGCTGGTAGATCGTTCTTCTTTATTGCTACATCACTCATCATTTTTTCCTTTCTTTATTATAGTTTCAGTTTTGTAGTATACTTTAAACAATTCATCATTAACATTTTGACCACTTTCTTTTAGTGCATTTATATGCGACTGTAATGATCTAGCGTTAACTGTTTCATCCATAGATACAAGATAACCTTTACTCTCAAGTTCTTCTTTTAAACCTAAAGATTTACTATAATCACTTCTATCAAATGGAATAGTTAAAGTATTTTTTATTAAAGTTCCTGCGTTGTTATTTTCCAACCAAGTTATTCCTGCAGCTCTTCGCATAGCTAGTTCTTTGCTTTTTTCACAAGATTTTTTAGTTGGTAAATAAGCGGTGTAGAAACTTCGGGTCGACACTTTGTCACCATTATTAGTGACAAATTCTTTTAGTCCCAGCTCATTCATCTTCTCTGGTATAGACACTTCAGATAATTGTCTTTGTTGTTCATTAAGAGTAGCAAGAGCTGATTTAAGATCCTCAATGGCCTTTTCATTTTTAGTCATGTCCAGGATTAAATTTCTTAACTGCCCTAGCTTATTATCTTCTACGTCAATCGTCATCTTTACTTCTTCATTCATGTTTACCTCCGTTTGTAAAAATACGATAATAATTAAAGCTTGTAATGTCAACAAAAAAATCCTATATTTCTAGTATGGCATTTAAATATCGGACAAAACCCTTAGAACATCAGCGTGAAGCTCTTATAAAAGGAGCTAAATCAGATTACTTTTTTCTTACTATGGGTATGGGTACAGGTAAAACAAAAGTAGCAATAGATAATGCTGTGTACTTATGGACTGAAAAAAAAATTAATGTTGTGTTAGCAATAGCACCAAACAGCGTTACGCATAATTGGATGCACGAAATAAATACACATAGTTCTGCTAGAAATAAAATTTACATACATAAAGTAGATAAGTTTGACTATGATCCTAATTTACTAAATTGGTATATTATGAATGTAGAATCTTTTTCTATACAATCAGGAATGAAAGTAGCAAAAAAATTAGTTCAAGATCATGAAAAAAATATGTTTATGGTTATAGATGAAAGCACTACTATAAAAAATCCAAAAGCCAAAAGAACAAAAAATATTATTAAGTTAGCTGAAAATATAATTTACAAAAGAGCTATGACAGGATCACCTGTTACTAAAAATCCTTTAGACTTGTATGCTCAATGTGAATTTTTAAAAAAAGGTTTGTTAGGTTTTTCTAGTTATTATTCTTTTCGAGCTAGGTACGCTAAACTTAGGCCTTTAACAAGAGATGGATTTAGACAAACTATGATACCTTATGATTATCAAAATGTAGATGAGTTAAAAAATAAAATAAAAAGTTTTTCTTATCGTGCAATAAAAGAAAATTGTTTAGACTTACCACCAAAAATTTATGTAAAAAGATATGTGCATTTAAGTAAGGAGCAAATTGAAATTTATGCTAACTTAAAAAAATATGCCAGAGCAGTTTTTCAAAACAAAGAATCTTCTTACACAAATAAATTAACAGAGTTGCTCAGATTACATCAAGTGACTTGTGGTTTTTTCTGCACAGACAATAAAGAAAATAAAGAATTAGATAATAACAAAATAAAAGAACTTATAAATGTTATAGATGAAACAGAAGGTAAAATAATTATTTGGGCTAATTATATTTTTAACTTAGAACACATAATAAAAACATTAAGACAAAAATATCCAGAAGACAAAACAGTAGCTATGTACGGAGCAGTGAGTGTAGAGGATAGAGACAGAGCTGTTAAAGATTTTCAAAATGACAAATACACAAGATTTTTTGTAGGCAATCCCTCAACTGGAGGATATGGATTAAATTTAACAGCTGCTCAAACTGTTATATATTATAGTAACTCTTTTGATCTTACACATAGAGAACAATCAGAAGATAGAGCACATAGAAAAGGACAAAACAAAAGTGTTACTTATGTAGACATAGTAACTAAAGGAACCATTGACGAATTTATTTTAGATGCTTTAAATAAAAAGAAAACAATGTCTTCTCAAGTTTTAGGAGAGATAGTGCTTAACTTTTTGTAATACTCGTAAGCTCTCTCCATCCATTTATTTTCATATTCTAATATTTTATTATCATCCATAATAAATTGTTGATACTGCATATCTTTAGTACAAATACATATCAAACCTTGTTCGATAGGACCATAGTATAATTTATGTGCTAATGAATACGCAGCAATTTGATAATAATAATCTTCAATCCACTCTTCTCTTTTCAATCTATTAGATTGCTTGAAATCTATAATTGTAGGTTTATCATCATACAAACCAACTAAATCTGTCATACCTGCCCACGCCATCTTTTTAGGATCAGGATATAAAGAGGGACAATAATCTTCATACATTAAACTAACCTCACTTCCCCACACCTCTTTTAACTTACCTAAATTTTCTACTATAGTGTGAGCCATCAATCGTGATACGTTTCCCTGGACTGTTGTATTTAAATAAGGTATACCCTGACAATATTTTTCTAATACTAGGTGCATCTCTGTTCCTCTTCTGGCTGCGTCAATCGTGATTTTTTTAGCCATAGCTTCACCTATTCTTTTTTTCCAGTTTAATAAAGCTAGTTTTTTATCTTCACTTTGTGTAGCTGATAGTATGGTAGTAACAGAAGGGAACTTATCTTTACCTACATTATAAGTTCTAGTTTCTTCATCGTTTCTTGTATAGGTCTTATACTTATACACAGACTTAATTGTAAAATCGGTAATTACAAAAGAGTTTTTATTTTTTTTTATCAGCATAAAGATTATCAAAAGTATATTCAGGATCCATATAACTCTCGTCCTCTTCAGCTGAAAACTCATACTGGCTTGGTATAAAATTAGGAGCACCATCTCCTGTTACCCATAAGGCAGGGTTTGTTACTCGCACTCTATTATTAGGTTGTGCAACTATTTGTCCTTTAAATTCACCATTCGTTATAGCTAATACATGACTCTGTTTGTGCTGAGCCACATCATCTCCAAGACTTGTTATTTCATCTCCGTTTGTGTAATCAATCGTAAAATAATATTTAGCATTATAAAACTGACCATCTATTTTTGTAATCCAAGGAGAGCTGCTCGTCCTGTCATATCTTATAATACTAAAGTGTCTACTAGAACAATCCCAAGGCTGAACAAAGTGATTAGGTATTCTTGGAGGAAATTCATCTAGAACTTCATCAGCCACAAGAGATTGTATTGGCATACGAGCCCACATAGCTCCACCATGAGGACCATTGACTCTATTGTCTTCATCTTCACAACCCGTAAAGACTACTTGAAAAGATAAAGAACGATCTGGTATTGCAGTAACAGCTATAGCCAAACCATGTAAATACTCTCCATGAAAATCTCTATGGTTATGTGTAAATTCTTTTCTTATCCAAACTTTAAAGTAAGGAATGTTGCTAGTAAGATATGCCATACCTTACTATATATACAGGATTTTAATTTAGCAAGTTATTTCTTTAACTTGGTAGTATATTTTTTACCTTGAAAAGTAAAAGTTTTCTTACCTGATTTTCTTGCTGCTTTAAAAGCAGTTTCAAATTGCTTTTTTTTGCTTGTTAGCATTTTAAAAGGCTCCTTGCCTTTTTTTCTTTGACTATCAACGTAAGCAGGTAAACCTACAGTTGCTGCTCCTGTATAAGCTGCACCAGTTAAAAATCCTTGTCCATAACCTGGTTTCTTTTTACGTGTAGCTGTAGGAATAGGTGTTTTTCTTCGTCTAGCTAATGCTGCTGCGCTAGCTTTTTTTGTAGCTGGTGTTTTAATTTTACCAGTTGTGAAAAATTTAGCTGCTCTATCTAAATCATTTTTCCTAATCGGATCGGACATTTTAAATCCTGGTCTTACTTTTTTCAAGGCTGCTCTAAGTGCTATCATAGTGAGACCTCCAAGAGAAGCTTTCATCATTTTAGCTCCACCTTTAGAATAACCTTTAGCCATTTTACCACCCATAGCCCTCATCATTTTAGTGCCGCCTTTTGCGTAACCTTTAGCCATTTTACCACCCATAGCCCTCATCATTTTAGTTCCGCCTTTACTCATTCCTTTAGCCATCATTTTACCGCCTCTGGCTCTCATCATTCGAGCACCACCTTTGCTATAACCTTTACTTTTTCTCATAAGAAACTCCTATTGTTAAAATTATTATACTACTTTTCATCGTCTTCGACAATCCAGTTATCTAATTGTTTTTTATACTCTAAATATAACTCTGTATCTGCAAACTCTCTGCCCTCATTCATACATATCATGAAATATTTAGGGTCATATACTAAACAAGTATTATCATCATATTCCATATTATGTGCTAAAACAATTTTTACAGTAATACCTATGGCTACTGCTATAAAACTTATCACTGCTAACACTATAAAACCCATTCTTATCATTTCGTACATTTCTTTTTGTTTTTTTAATTTAGCTGCCTTTGCCTCCTTAATTGCTTGTTTCTTTGCATCAATACGTTTTTTTCTTTCTTGTAAGATAAACTCCCAAGTCCCAGGTCCAAAGCGTAAATTAATTAAATTCTTCATCTCATTAAGTTGTTCTCTAGCCAAACGAGCATCTATCACTTCTTTTGCTACGTTGTCTATTGCGAAGTGGTCGACATTTTTTGAATCTCGAGCTTTAATAATTTGTTGTTCACCCGTCATAGCTTTATCAATATGACCAACTAATTCACTTATATCATTACACGTTTGTATTTGTTGCTTAACAAAGTCGACACTTTGTTTAACTAATTTTATTCCTGAAAGTACAGCTGCTCCAGCAGTAACTGGGTCAACCATTATTTTTCTCAATAAACCTATCTAGTTTCGCCTCTAGCCTACGAAGCTGTTCTAGAATTTGAGAAGTCTGTGACTTTGCATCGTCACGAGGCAGGTACTCTTCCCTGGTTTTATTGAGTAGTATTTGTAATCTCTTTACTTCTGAAAACATTTTGCTGAACGCCCAACCAAAAGCAGACGCAATTATGGTGAGTAAAATATTCCAAAACATCATCTCATCCATTTTATGTCCTTCTATTAGCCAGAGCTTGCCCTATATCATCTTGTGGAAATAAAGCAGCATAATTTGCTCTCAAATTTAAATTTTGATTAGCAGCTTGTGGAGCTGATTGTTGCACAGCAGCTGGTGGAGTTTGTTCTATATTAGCTGGCGGAACTTCTTGTTGTGGTTGTTGAGCATCAGGCATTTTATCTATTTCATCTTCTTCAATGTCTCCTTGTCTTTTTGCAGCTAAAGCAGCTCTTAGTTGATCATTAAAAATTTTCTTTTCTTCAATAGATAACTTTTTAAACTCTTCATACTCTGGATACATTTGTCTAATGGTAGACTCAGGTAATTGACCTAAAGATACTGATGGATTAGGAACCATAATCTTATCATCTGATTTTGCAAAATAATCGTTGACATCTTTCATAGTAATATTTTGTGCAGTAAATGTAGGATCATCTCCAGGAGCACCTGTAAAATAATTCATCATAATAGCTAAGTTTCTAGCTCTTTGTGGACCATAATACTCTCCTAAAGGTTTAGTAGGATCTACAATACCAAACGGACCTCCACCAAAAGGTACTTCTCTAATACCAGCTTCTCTTATTTCTCCGGCATCTCTTATTTTAGATTGACCTATTCCTCTAGTATATACACCCTCTCGTAAAGGTCCTTGTTTTCCATAACCTCTAATTAAAAACTTTTTTTCTTGTTCTGTTAGTAGACCAAGTGCTGCTTTGGCTGTATTAGGGTCAGCAATCCACATACCATATCTACGTGCAGCAAAAGCTGAAAGTAAAGGCAAAAAACCCATACCTAAAAGTGTGCTTTGTGTGTCTCCCCCACCAAAAAACCCTATTGATGCACCTATACCTGCAGTAGCTGTACCACTTAAAATAATTCTTCTGGTAATAAAAGTAGATGGATCAGTAAGACCAATGTTCACACCAGCCTCTAATATTTCCACTACATCTTTTATTCTTTTAGTATGTTCTTTACCATATAATTCTTCTAACATAGCCACACCATCAGGACTATTTAATCCTAGCTTTTCTTTAAATGTGGTAATACTGAAATTATCTATATTTTTACCTGCTAAATTTACTTCTTCTAAACTAGTTGTTAAAGATTCTTGTATTTTAGCTCTATCATTTACATCTAAAACAAAATCACCTTGAGGATTTTTTTTATTCATTAAAGCTATTAAATCTTGATCTACAAAAGTTTTATTAGGGTCTTTACCTTTAAAAAGGTCTGCTATATCTGGCCTGTCTTCTATTAATTTTCTCATTACATCATCAGCTTTGCCAATATCCTCGTCTAATATCATGTTAGGAACAAAAGGTTCAGCTTTAGTTCTTTTAGTGAAAGAATTATTAAAAGCATCAAACATATAACGTACACCAAGTTTTTTCATAAAAGCATCAGCGTATTCTTTTTTTGGAGTTGCTTCGTTTACTCCTATTAATCTTTTAATTTGTTTTAAAGCATTGTGATCGTGTTGTTTAAAAGTAGCTTGAAACATTTTATCAAAAGCATCTTTTGCTGTAACTTCTGTGCCTGCATTAAATAAAGCAGCACCTAA